GGTTCTTTTATTCTACATACGAGTTTCTTTTATACGGGCTACGAGTTTCTTTTATTCCTGCTACGAGTTTCTTTTACGCAAAATCCTGCTTTTTGCTGTCAAACAACCTCGTAATTGCCGTCAAAAAATCTCGCAGTTCGCATCAAACAATCTCGTAATTCACGTAAAAATTTTTTGTTTCCTGCGCTTTTCGTCAAACAAACTCGTAGTTTTAAGCCAAACGGATCGGGTAGGGGAGTGGTCCCGCCCCTGGTTTTTTTACGCCTTTTCAAATCAAAAAAACTCGTAGTTCATTCCGCTGCATCAACCATCCATATCTGGCCATCTGAACCATATTTTTTCAATGTATTGGTCAAACAAACTCGTAATTCTGGCTATGGGTGGTCATAAATCAACTTCAAGTCCTGCCATGCGCCGCCCGTCCATACCATCCTGGCTTTATTACAATCGGTATTTTTTGCGCTTTTTCACCGTAAAAGAAACTCGTAGTTCAGCTCTAAATGCTCTGTCCATCAATCGGCAGCAGGGGAGAGGATCTGATTTTTTTGCAGTTTTCGGCGTAAAACAAACTCGTAATAGCTGCAGCAGCCAGCACCGGTCGGATTCAATCTTGTCGCATGTATCATCTATCAATTCATAAACCATTCATGTTGGCCGTTTTCCCGGTTTTACATCCCATAAACCCATATACCAAAAAGTATACACCCCACATGCCGGCAATTCAACAAAAATCAATCCCGTCAACCAAATAACAACCGCGTACACATTCTTGGGTATAAATTTGTATAACCTGCCTTTGGAAATAACCAGAAAAGTCGTAAACGTAGACGGAACCGACTTGGCGAAACTTCGTTCGCGCGTAAATGGAACAGTAAATAAAAACTCTAAAACCGGGGTAAACGGTGTTGCACTTACCAAAAAAGGAATCTACAAAGCATATATTAGCTTTAAGCACAAACTCATTCACCTTGGCTTCTTCACTGATCTAAAAGACGCAATCGCTGCCAGGAAAGAAGCCGAAGAAATTCTTTACAATAAATTTTTAGACGATAACGCCGGTTGGAAACAGCGCCTGGCAGACGCAATGGCCGAACACAAGAAGAACAGGAAATAACCATCAACTTCGCTAAATGCAAATTTAGCGAAATATAGGGAACCCAATAAAATCTTCAAAACCTCCTTGACATATGACATAAAATGTCGCATTATATAACCAAAGAAACGACACTAAACGTCATGCGGATAGGAGACTTTCTTATGGCTTTTGCTACAGAACAAGTTTTTGCAATGGGCGTTCTCTATAACCGACTAACCACAGCAGTCTATGGCGACGATGGTCCAAAAACAAATAGCTTCCAAAACGCCACCATGTATCCGTTTTTGGAAATTACCAAGCTGATTCTTCGTGTACGTTCTGAACACCGTATCTCTCCAGAGCTGGATCGCCTGATTACCCAAACATATTCAACCCTTACCGAGGAAGACGTTCAGAACGGATTTAACAGCATTCTTCCCATTGAGTTGCAGGGTGCCTTTGCTCTTGGTTATTATCATGGCCAGGCCGAAAAGTATTCGGACATCAAGCCCATCGGTCTCAAAGCCATGCGTGCCCGCGCTAATATGACTGTCCAACAGGCAGCAGATAAACTCGGTATATCCGTCCGCCAATACCAACGCATTGAATCCGGCGAAAGCAAACCTACTGTTCAGGCAGCACAAACTCTTGCCTCGCTGTTTCAATGCTCTGTCAATGATTTATTTTAAGGGGTAGTTTCATACTTCGCCGTTGTGCTCGGTGTTGAGATTCGTTTGAAGGGCAGAAAGACAGCGTTTACGCCCCACATGTCGTGGACAAGCCGTCCATAAACCACACATGATATCTCATGTTTGTAAGTCGTGCGGTATTACTTTCACCGGTGGCCCTCGTGCATCTTTCTGCCTGGAATGTAGGGCGGAACGTGATAAACAGGCCGTTAAAAATGTCGGAACCTTGCCAAAAAAATAATACTACTCGTAAAATTAACTCTACCGATATCTGTCAGCATCTCCACACCAACTCCATCCGGCAAGCGCGAGGATCTTCCCGCCAAAGTTCTTTCTGTCTCTGAACTGTACTGATACTTCCAACCTGCTAAAAAATAGGGAGCACCCAAGGTTTCAAACCAAAGGTACTCCCTATTCCTGTTTGTATAATTCTTTGCTATTTTTACTCAAGCGTAAAATTTACTTGTGATCCAACGACTCTTTATGGTATACTATTTTCCAGAGGATTGAAGCTCCGCTGAATTTCACCCAACTTTATAAGCGCTTAGGCGGCCACCTCCCACTAGCCGGAAGGCTGAATGGAGGTTTAATCATTTTCGCCTTTCGGCAATCTTGTTGTCGGAGGTGATGCCATGAATTCTATCGTAGATGTGCTTACAATCGTAAGCTGCATCGGTACATGGACTGGCGTTTTTGTGGCCATTTATTTTGGTCGTAAAAAGAAATGAGGCTACCTAACTGACACTTAGGCGGCCTCATCTGAACTGGGTACATTGTCCAAGATGTATTTGGTTCATTTGCAGCTAACTGAGGTGTTCGCTTATTAAGAGCTTCAATCCTCTACTTGTATTATATACCATGGGTGGCAAGCTGTCAACCTTAACGCTTAAACAAAAACTCCTGTATATCGTCAAAAGCTCGCTGCATCTGCTCCACATTGTCGCCGTTCAGGTTGTGCCCCAGTTGTGCAAATTCTGCCCGCAGCAGCATGTTGATGCTTTCATCCAGGCTATTCAGGTGCTTCTTCACACCCTCCAACTGCTTGTCAAACGTATCGCAGCGCCCTTCCACCGTTTTCAGCCGCCCTTCAAGCTTGTCTATCCGGGCATCCTGATCTTTGTTTGGCTTTTTCAAAAAGTTGTTGAACTTAACCACCACGGCAATCGCAGCCGAAATACTAACCAGCGCCCCACAAACTGAAAGCATCATCGTCAGTATGTCCTGCGCCGTAAATGTAAATACCGGGTTAGGCATCTGCGTTCACCTTCTCTCCGGCAGCAGCTTCACCCGCCTTCATCTGCTCGTAAGCCGCCTGGGCAATCGCACGCGCCTGCTCCTCTGTAATGGTAACGCCGGCCTGCTTGGCCACTTCCATAATCAGTTCTGCGGCGCGTCTGTTCTTTTCCTCGCCGGAAATATCGTTAAAATATTGCTTGATATATTTACAGGCGCTTAACCCCCACTGCATCAACAGCGGGTAGCCGCTCAACAGGTTCAGCGCTTTGTTTACTGTCTCCTGGGCGTTCGGCATCACATATTTGCCGACCATAAAAGCAACCACGCAAACCAGGCCCATCACAATATATACAATTCCCTGTTCCATACCTAACCTCCAATCTCTTCCGTGTCACTTGTCTCATCAATCGGCGTAAAAATTTCATCATCAGGGGGCGCATTATCACCCTCTGCTTTTTCTTCTTCCGCTACTTTTTCCCCCACCTTAATCCAGGCGTTACACAAATTCTCTGCACTCATTGCCGCAAACAGCCCAATATTAAAAGACGATTCCGGTAACTGTCCGGTTCTAAAACACAGGATCATGTAAACAATCGCGTAAACAATCGTTGTGCCCATCGTAAAAACAATAATCTTTTTGCTGAACCTCATCAGGCTCCAGTTTTCCTTCATAAAAATCACCTGCTTTGGCTGCACTCAGGTATGGCTCTTCACCGCTTTTTGGCTGATATAACCATAAACCGTTTTGAACCAGCCGTTCACGACCGTCTCATACCCAATGCAAACAGGCTTGCCGGTCTTGGCATTCGGGCTGCTGATCACACCAATGGACTGGTACTGCATTCCGGCACCCTTGCGCACATTCCATTTGCCGTTGTTCAGGGTAATGGCTTTTGTCACAGTCTTTTTCACTGCCGGTTCAACCTTCGGCTTCTCAACCGCTTCCTGCTTGTCCACCTGTACACTGTGCTGGTTTGCATTGGCCCATAAAATCACACCGCTGCTGGCCGGCTTAAAGTCATCATCCAGCCAGCATAGCGGGTTCTCGCGCACACCTTTCCAGCGCACCTCAAAGTGTAAATGGGCACCAAAACAGTTGCCGGTCTGGCCGCTGTAGCCAATCACTTCGCCGGTTTTCACCTTCTGTCCAACCTTCACCGTGATAGAATTCAAATGAGCATACAACGTTTCCAGCTTGCCGCCTTTATACGCCGTATGCTCAATCTTCACCATATTGCCATAACTGTTGGTATCGCCCTGGGTCACTCGCCCATTCCAATGGTAAACCACGCGCACCGTTCCATCTTCCGCCGCAAACACCGGTGTTCCCACCAAAGCGCGAAAGTCGATTGCCCTGTGCAGCGCCCCACTGTTATATTTCCAGCCCGCCGTAATCACATGCTGCGTCAACGGCCACCCAAAACACACCTCTCCATTATCCAGCCGCATCTTTCATCAGCCTCCTTTATAATTTACAATCTGTTTAGTAATCCCATTTAATACACATTACATTTTTTGTTGACCAAGGATAAGTGCTGTTCCCAAACGTAGTATTTACCTTACCAGTGATAATCTGTATTTCACCTGTTGATTTAATTACACATGTGGCAGGATAGAATATCTGTCCATTTGTAGTACCATTTATTGTGACAGCACAATACATGTCTGTTGTCGGCTTATATGGACTTTTTACCGCACCTATTTGAATGAAACCGGAAGCACCACTGGTGGCGGCTCCTGTTCCATGTACAGTTAAAAATGCCGTTCTACCTTTTACAAAGAAACCAATCGAACCTACCATAGATTCTATACTTATATAATTAAATATACTTGTAGAAGTAAGCTCGCGAAGTTTAACACAATTATTATAGGCATTTAGCACTGCTGAAGGCGTTGCCGCAACACCTTCGCTTGAGTTACTTTCTGTACTATAATCATCGCTAAGTTTTACTCCTCCCAGTGTCGAAGCATCTGCTGTCGGTAGTGTATACTTTGTATCAGTCGTGGGTGGCGTATACCCTAAAGCACTGGTCACGTTTGCTTTCGTCAGACTGATTGTACCGGAACTTACAGTGATATTGCTCCCAATTTTCACACCGCCAAGTACAGAACTGGTAGCATTCGGCAGTGTATATTTTGTGTCCGTAGTCGGCGGCGTATATCCCAAAGCACTGGTCACATTTGCTTTTGTCAGGCTAATCGTACCACTGCTTACTGTAATGTTGCTGCCAATCTTTACACCACCCAGTGTAGAGCTTGTCGCGGTCGGCAGTGTATAACTCGTACTGCTCGCCGGCGTCATATAAATCTGGTTTGCGTTCAGTTTTCCGTTTGTCTTAGCCGTATCATATTGGCTTTGTGTCAGGTAGTTAATCACCAGACTGTCCAGCTTTGTATCAGTGGCCATAATCAAATACCTCTCGTAATAATTGCATTCAGGGCACTCAGTCCGCTTGGCAGTCCGCTGATTGTTCCGCTGGAACTCACACTCAGGCTCAGACTTGTGCTAGTAGGGCCACCATATATAGCACCTTTATAATATTTATCGCCATCAAAAGCAACCAGGCTGGTCGAAGAACCGCCCCATCCACTGCTGGAAGTCATTGTGCCATAACCCCAGATCTTGATCGTACCGCTGCTGGTCTTAAAATTCACACTGGGCGAAGTCGATGTCACATGATACGCTTCCACATTATTGTTTCCACTGCTTCCACCACTGCTGCTGCCCGTGTAAGTACCAGAAACTCCAAAAATACTCACACCACTTTTAATGTTGCCGGCGGTCAAATTGCTGTCACCCTTAATCGTCTGGGTTCCATTCAAATACTGGCCAGATGTAATGGTCTGGTTACTGGTACCTGGCGTATAAGTCGCAGCACTCTTTTTCGTTACGCCGCTTCCCACATAAGTTCTCGATACTGCATTTACTGTAACCTGGCTCAAACCGTCATAGCCATTGTCGGCCTTGATCGTCTGTGCGCTCTCACTGGGACTAACCGTCTTGCTCTGCAAACTCGCCCCGCTGGCCCCGCCTGTCACAAAACCTCCCTGCATATCTACCTGCGTACTTCCTAAATAAACTCCCATAAAAATCACCACCTGCTAATTGTTACACTTGTTGCGCCCACACTGGCTGCTGTAATGCTGATAGATTTTGCACTGCTGCCATCCCATGCACCCTGGCTTGTCCCGTTCAGGTTAATCGTCAAAGCTGCATTCACCTTGTTGGCGCTCGTTGCGGCACCGCCTGCACTGCTGGATCCAGCATAATTGTGGGTGTGGCCGCTTGCCGCCTTACCATCAATCAAACCTTTCAATACCTTGCCCTGGTTTGCGCTCAAGCTATCTGTGGTCGAAGCCGAAGTCAGGTTGTCCTGGATTCCTCGCCATGTATTTGCCGGCACAGCCCAAGTCCCGTCTCCACGCAAGTAATATGCCTGTTGGCCTTTAGCCGGTGCCGGAACAAGTCCTGTACTGCCTGCCGCATCAGCGGTCGCTTTCGCAAACACGCCATAGGTTGTATTCGTATCCGGGGGTACAGCCCAGGTTCCGTCACTGCGCAGGTAACGGTTCGCATTGCCCGCCACCGGCGCAATCACCAAGCCGGTACTGCCTGCTGCACTCGTGGTCGCCCCTTTGAACGTCCCGTAAGTCGTATTAGTGTCCTGCGTTGTCAGGTTTCCTGTCGTACCGTCATCCTTTGTCCATGTCAGGGTCGTACCGCTTACACTCAGGCTCTTGATAACAGAATGATTGTGTGCACTGGGCGCAAAGGTACTGGGCTTATTGGTTATACTGTCCCATGTATGTGTATGTCCGGCCGCAGCATAGCTACCTTTTGGCTGATAAGTAGCGTCACCCTTGCCCTTGATGTAACTCCATAATGTTTTTACTGGTCGCCGGTAGTATGTGGTTGAAGTAGTTCCACCTCCCGTATACTGAGATACATAATAGTCGTCATCTTGCGGAGTGGCAGTACCAATAGAGAGATTGTTGATAAGTGCGCTTGCGTCGTGAGTATGCCCGGCAGTAGCAAATTGATTCTTATTTACAGCACGAAGTTCATACCCATTCCAGCCAGCAAGCCAAGTGTAATTTGCATAATCCATACCGGCTTTTGAATAAGCAAATGTTGTATCTGAAGACTTATTGCCTATGTCTTTTATACTATTATGGGTATGTCCCATAGCCGCCTTGCCATCCACCAGGGTTTTCAGCGCTTTGCCCTGCGCTGCGCTCAAACTGTCGGTCGTACTGTCGCTGGTTAAATTGTTTTGGATGCCGCGCCAAGTGTCGGTATCTGTCAGCTTGTCCTGCACCCATCCGCTCCAGGTCCCGTTTACACAATGGCGGCGGTAAGCAGCACTGTCGCTGTAAACAATTTGGGTATAATAGTTTCCACTTGCCCGGTGAATCACAATCAAGCCAAAATGGTCTACGTTACTTGGTTTATTTGTCACGCTGTTGCTGCCGTCAGAACTGTAAAATCCTGGCGTCACCACATCGTTTAAGTTCTCATTTGTCAACACAATCATGGCGGCCTTGCTCTCATTCAGGATCTTACCCTGGTTTGCCGCAAGGCTCTGGTCGGTCGCGCTGCTGGTCAAGTTGTTCACAACCGGCCGCCATGTGTTTGTGTCCTGTTTGGGTGGGGTGTATCCCAGTGCGTCCCTTACATTGGCCGCCGTCACACTAAGTACGCCGCTGTTGTTTGTAATGTTCGCTCCGGTTTTCACGCCGCCCAACACATTGCTGGTCGCCGTGGGCAGGCTGTATTTGTTCGCCCCCTCGGCAATCCCATCCAACTTTTTCTTATCGGCTGCGCTCATAAAGCCAGCCGCGCTCTGTGTAGCTCCCCCGTGCCCGTGGCTAATGGGCGCAAAAATGGTTTTCAGCTTGCCAAAAAAGTAGCTTAACCCCGCGTTACTCAAATATCCCACTTTACCACACCTCCTCTTGGTTTAGTTTTTAAGATGCCAAAATGGTATCAATTTCAGTATTCTGGATCGCATCAATGGTAAATACCTGGCCCAGTCCATCCCACTTCTCGCCATTCCAGGCATAGTTCATGCCATCGCCAACGTCGTATACATCGCCAATGGTCTGGCCGCTGGTCGGCAGCTTGTCATAGCTTGCCACACTGCCTTTGTAACGGTACATAGCGGTAATGTCGCTCTTCAGGGCATAGGTGCTTGCCGCGCCAAAACCATCCAGTTTCTTCTTGTCGGCAGTGCCCATCAGACCATGGGTGCTTTGGGTGGCATCATTGTAGGTGGTGTTGGTGCTGGGGATACCCAATGCCGTAATATCGCCCTTGGCAACCGCAGTCACAGCGCTCACATGTCCGGTCGCATCCACAGTAATTTTGTACAGGCCACTGTCCTGTGCGGTATAGCCGGGATGTACATACTTGTTGGCACCGGTAGCAATGCCGTCCAGCTTCTTCTTATCGGCGGCACTCATCAGGCCGGCGCTCGTGGTGCTTGCAGCTCCATAGGTGGTGTTCGGCGGGGTCGTCCAAGCACCGGTCGAATCCAGCCAGCGCTGCGCACCCTTCGTCGGGCTGGGCACCAGTCCGCTCTTGCCATCCGCATCAGCCGTTGCGCCGCTCATCACACTGTATGTAGTATCCTTTTCGTTTACCCACTTAGCGGTGCCGTCCGCGCTCCAACCCAAAATCTGGTTGGCACTGCCGCCAGCAGGGATATGCTTATTCCCGCTGGTTGTCGGGTGGGTGTAATTCTTCAGCCCGGCCAGCTTATTCTTCTCAGCAGTGGTATAGTCGTTGGTCGAAAGTCCCTTGCCATCAATCTTATCTACCTTACCGGCCAGCAAAGCTTTAATTTTCTGCCAAAAATAACGCAGACCGTCATAACTCAAAAATGCCATATTGTTCCCTCCTATTCGTCTTTGAATAAATTATCAATTTCGGTATTCGTGATCTCGTCAATCACAGCTTCCGGGTTTGGGGTATTGATAATCAGTCGCCCATCTGCATCCGCCGTCACGCTCGTAATGCCGGTGCCGCGCACCTTTACTGTACCCTTTGCCACATCACCATGTTTCAGCTCCAAATTGGCTTCTGTGGCATCAGCCTTGCTGGCCCCAATCGTAAAATCAGTATCATTCAGCATTACCCAACCAGAGTTATAGATATACAAATCTCCGGGCGGCAGGTAATAAATCTTCCCGGCCAGCGGGGCCAATGGCAGCTCACTTACTCGTTCCAGATCGCTTCCAATCCGAACTCGCCCACCGGCTGTGTCCCGGTAAGTGTTTCCCGTATCCAAGCAGCATACCAACTGTCCATCCACAATAGGAGTTTTATCCAGCTGCGACTGTTGGATCTCGCATAAAGAAAGTTTTGACATCGTAAAACTCCTTTTTGTAACAATAAAAAACCGCCTACCTGCGTACAGATAAGCGGTTTCGATTCAGTATTTAATTTGACGAATATAACATCGTTGTTTGTCAATACAATATAAAACCTTCGCTGCACAGTGCATGTTCTCCTACTCGCAAAACACTGGCCCTGCAGCGAAGGCTGTTTTTATGTCAACTTGAAATAACTAACCGCTTGGCCGTCTCAACCAATGGTCTTCCAGGTAATAGCGCCCTCAACAACCTTCACGCGGGTATCCATGGCAGTGTTCAGGCCGTCAGCATACGTCTTGGCAGCATCACGGGCAGCATCAGCCTTGGCGGTTGCGTCAGCAGCGGCAGCACCAATAGCCTCGCTCTTGGCGGCAGCCAGCTGTTCAGTGCTCACCTTGGCATCCCAGGTGGCCTTCTGTTCTTTGGTCACATGGATGTCGGCATTCGCAGCGTGCGTATCCAGGGCGGTCTGCACAGCCTTGATCTTTTTGTCAGCTTCGGCCTTGGTATAAGCATCAGGCACAGCAACATACAGGCCGTCTTCCTCCAGGGTAATGGAGTTGTCAGCCTTAGCGCTCACCTTCACCTTCACGCTGATCTTATTGTCGGTAGAAACAGTAACCTCAGCGGTGGAAGTTGCCAGACCGGTGTAAATATCAATCAGGCTGCCAACCGGGATCTTGATCACATCGCCGCTGGTAATGGTCAGCTCAATGTTTTTGTCTTTGGCATTATAAGTACCGCTGGTCACAACCAGATCCTTGCCCAGCGCAATGGTCAGTTCGTCGCCGCCAAACACCGGCAGCTTGATGGTGCGGGTGCTTGCATCATAAGTCGGTGCATGCACAACGCCAGTCAGGGTGGTAGTAACGGGGTCGCCGCCCTTGGCAACACTCAGCACGCCCTCATTGTAGGTAACATCGGTAACAAACACGCCCTTGCCGCCAACAACGCCCGCAATCTTGGCATCAACGTAGCTGGCAACAGCCTTGGTGGTCGGCACATTGTCATCGCTGGCGTTGGCAGCCGGGATTTCAGTTACGGTGGCCTTGTTCAGCTGAATATAGCTGGTGCCATTGAACACATGCAGGGTAAAGTCACTGGTACGCACATAAACAACGCCCTGCACCTGGCCGGAACCAGGCAGGGTGCTCACCAGCTTGCAGCTCTTGGTGTATTCAACTGCGCCCTTAAAAATCTGCAAAGTGTCAGTCAAAAAATACAGGGTATCGTTGTCCTTTGCCTCCAAGGCTTCAAAGTTGGCTTTAGTGCCATAATTAAATTTTACTTCTGCCATAATTATCTCTCCTTAAATTTCATGTTGTTTTTGTCGGTTAAAATTCCTGCCAAACAAATCCAGTGCTTGCAGTGCTGAACGGTTCAACAGCAAACTTCCCGGTATCCAACAGCTGTACAATCCACGGCTCATACTTGCCCGCGGTGTTTTTAATCATTACGGTCTGCCCGGCATAAGTGTCGCTGCTGTTGTTCAGCTGTTCATTGGCTTGCCCGTTGCTGTCAAAAACACGGGTACGGGGACGGATCGCCTGCTTGCTCTTATCATCACGGATGTAATAAAACTCCGATGTATCCTTGGTAATAACCAGGTCCTTCTCGTCAATAATTCCATTCGTAATCGCTGTATCCAGATTTTCTGCGTTACCATAGCCCAACTTGCTTGTGGTTGCCATTCTCCCAACTCCTTTCTCCATTTGTCGCTATATAGAAAAAATGCAGGCGGCCAAGCCTTAAAACTCAACCACCCGCATATTTCCATCAGTTGTACCATCATCGCCGCTGCCGGAACCGCCGCTGCTCTTGATCTCTACCGCATTGCCAATCGGGCTTCCGTTGGCGGTCAGCTGCAACATGTCATTCTTGTAGCTCAGGTTGTCGGCCTTGCTGTTCATCATGGTATTGCTCTTATCAATCATGGCCTTCAACATGGCCTGCATCGCAATAATCCGCTGGTCCAAAGCATTCAGTGCTTCGTCCGGGATCGTGGCCGCCCAGTCGTAAACATCAACAATTTTAATTTCGCCCGGTCCAACCTTGCGGATGTACTGTGTGGTCCTGCCTTCAGCATCCATCTCAATGTTGCCAAAGGTCAGCTGGAACTCAATCACACCGGCCTCACTGGTCAGCGCTGTGTCAAAGGGCAGCTTATATTCCAGCTTGTTTTTATACAGCTCGTCACTCAGCGTCAAAAACTCGGTGCGGTATTTCTTGCTCACCGGCAACCGGTATTCCAGCATCACCACATAGTCGCGCATGTCTTTGCCCTTGTATTCCGGGTCAGCCAAAAAATGCAGGGTGTCTACCAGTTTACTCTGCTGCATCACGCGCTCCACCACACTGGCGGTCAGGGTATTGTCCTCGTTAATCAGGATCGTGTACATTGCTCGTCTCCTTTCCGCCCACAATGTAGTCAAACTCATTGCGGCTGATTTTGCCCTTGTGCCACAGCGCATTTAGGGTCGCTTCTTTTAATCGGCGATCCAAATACAACCGCCGCAAACTCTCCACAAAGTCACTCATAGCACACCTCCTTCAATCAGGCTCAGGGTATAAGCATCAATAATAGCCTCAGGGGTTTTGGCCCCCAAGGCTTTCAGCTTGTCATATTCGTAAACACTGATCTCTTCCAACTGCACGGTATCGTATCCTGCCGCCGGAATGTTATAGTATCCGTCCACATGCCAGATGTAGCGCCCATCACTACTCACAATTCCTTCGGCATCATCTGCCGTGCAGTTTACCATAATCCCGTGTTTCGCCTGGTATTTCACAAAACTCAGGTGGTCAAGGGCATCAATCACCTGGCCGTTATACATCACCTTGTAATACATTTCGTCCCTCAACCTCCTTTACACACTGAACATCACGCGCACGCCATGCTGCTCATTCGGGGTAACATAGCTGTAAATCTGGCCATCTGCCGCAACCTGCAAAAAGTAATCTGCATACTGAACATTCGGGCTACGTGTCCAATAAGTGGTGGCCGCGCCATCATCGTCATAGCAGATTCGGCTCTGATTATCCGTCATGTAACTGATCGTTGTACCTTCATAAATATACGGCTCACTGTTCATGCCGGGGTTCAACTCATATGCAGCCGGTATAAAGAAGTAACAATCCGCCGTCACAATTTCCTTGGATGTTCCGCCCGCACTGGATGTCACTTTTACCTGCTGGATCAACTGCTGCCATCCAATCGGCAAGGCATTCGGCAGCCGCTTGTCCAGGTAGGTACGCAGCGTTGCTGCAGGCCAACCGCCATTGTTGTGATAACTGCTGGTGATCGGCATCTTGCGTGCCAGCGTATTTTTCGCCAAAAACGTCATTGCGCAGCGCTTGTTTGTGTTATCGCTTAAATAAAACTGCTTAAATCCGCACATCTCATATTCGCGGGTTTCATGCGGCCATGCAGCCAGCTTCCGGCAGGCATTGTCGCCCAGGTCTGCATACCAAACTTTCGCCCAGTACACATCACCCTTGGCAAACCGTTCATATTCCCCGTCATCTGCCTTGGCGCAACCAAACACCAGCGTTGCATTGGTCTGTGTAATTCGTCCACGGTTAATCTCGGTGTAAACAATGTCGTCACCGTAAATGTTAGCCGTATATACATGCAGGTTGTTTTCACCCTTCTTGTGGCGCATTACCACCATGTCACGGGTTCCAACTGTGGCAGCTGTTGCGCTTTCGGTGCCCCAACTGATCTTGGCTCCATTATTATTCCAAATGCGGATACCGTTCATGCCGTTGGTTTCAAAACACTGCATCAGCACAGCATTGGCCGTATCGGTTGTGGTCATCCGGTAATCTACCGCCAGCACCCAGTCCCGGTCTTCCTTCAACAGCTGCACACCGGTGTCCACATAGTTGGTGCCATCAAAGGTCTTTTTTTCGTTAATTAAAACCTTCTCTTCAATGTCAGAGTAGCTAAAGTCGTTGCCCATCGTAATGGTCACAGCGTCCTTGGGGCTGACCACCTTATTCTCCACACCAACCTTTTTCATTGCGTAAATTTCAACCGGGCGCAAACTGCCAATCTCTTTGCCGTCAAAATAACCAGAGGTATATTCGCAGCTGTCATATACCGCATTGATGTCCTTGTCTCCGTTCACATATCCGCCCTTGTCCCAATGGTCAAACAGGTAGAACTTATAGGCACCTTCCTCCGCTGTGTAGGTCGGGGTATCGCCTTCGTACAACACCATGCTGCCATAGGGGGCAACTGTTTTCTGCTTCTCCGCACCATTGTTCAGGTAACGCACGGTATACTTCCGCACACTTTCGGTATATTTGGCCGTTACGGTCTGGTTGGTAAATACTGTAACAAACTCTGTGTCCCATCCAGCATAGGTAAAGTCAGTGCTCACCGTGCTCTTCTTGGTCGGCTTCGGGATCGGCTTCTCCGCACGGGTCACAGGGTCAACAGCTTTACCACCCTTATCAATGTACTGCACGTCCAAAACTGTGTGCTCGTCATCATCATTCACAAAGGTCCAGGTAAACTGTTCCACCAGCGTATTGTAGCTGATCTTCAAATCCGGCCACTGTGCATTAAACTCTGCCAGCTTCTTTTCACGCATAATGGGCACATGTACCTTGCCCTCCAGTACAGAGTGCTCGGTATTATAGCCGTTCTCATCCAAGCCGGTCATCGTGTACAGCCGGTCAAGCAGCGCTGTATCCTCGCATTCCCAATCAAGGCCAGTCAGGCGCACACGGTTCAAACCTGTGCATTTTTCCAACATAGCTTTCAGGTCAATGGTCGGGCAGCTTTCCACAACCAGTGTGGTCAGGTTCTCATAGCCGTCAATCTTCAAATCGGTCAGGTGGTTCAGGCTCTGTGCCGTCAGGCTTGCAATCGCAGGCAATTCAGCCTTTTCAATCTTGCCGCCCTTGGCAAACGCCACACCGGTAATACCGCTGCCGCCGGCATAAAAATCGGTCAGGTTTACACATCCCGCCAAGCTGATGGATTTCTTCAGGTTTGGCACATTCTGCAAATTCAGGTGTTCCAGCAGCGTATTGTTGCCAACCGCAAAGTCGGTCAGGTTTGTGTTGCGGTATCCTTCGGCGCTGTTGCCAACCTGCAAGTCGGTCAATTTCACACCATGGCTAAAATCAACATACCCAGGGTAAAACCCGCTAATGTCGCCAATACTCTGCATCAGGCTGGCATTGTAAACATAAACCTCGGTATCGTTCATGGCTGCAATCGGGCACTCAATTGTATAGGTCTGGCCGCGCTTGCCGCGCATTTTTACCGGGTTAGAGCCATACAAAACACTCACATAGGTATCTGCATACGGGCGGATATGGAACGTACCGTCTGGCTGCACACCTGTCCAGTTAGTCGGGGTATAGCCGCGGATCGTCATATCATCAGCCGTGCAGGTCGTACCGCTGTACTTGCTCGCAATATACTTTTCCTGGTACTTCTGGTACTGGCGGCGCTGGTGGCGCTTGTTGCCGTGCATCATCGGCAGGTAACTGGTCGTTCCATTGTCTTCATAGGTGCGGAAATATTTGCGCCGCATGTCCATGATCCAAAGCTTTTCGGGCTTCACATCCTGGTACGCCTCAATCTTACGCAAAATACGGTTTGCACTCCAGGCCAAAGCGCTCTCACGGTTCAGGTACATCTTCTGCAAGTCGTCCGCAAAAAGATCTCGTACTTTGCACCACAGCTTGCTGTCTGCCGCGTTAAACACGCTCTTGGTACCAATGGTGTCGGTGTCCTCATAGCCGTAAGTCAGTGTCAATCCGCCCTCGTTGTCGTTGCCCTGGCAGGTATCGTTGTCGTAATCCATGCAAAAATCCCAATGGATCAGATCTTCTGTGTGGGGGAACACATTCTTAGCGCGGTTATCCACCATTGTGTGGCGCTCAGTGAACAGATAAAAGAACAGCACACTGTCCTTGATAAAGTGGTCCTCAAAGTGGGTCTTAAACTCTTCATCATCTGCATTTACTACCCAGGTCAGCAAGCTCTGCCAGGCATTCTTTGCCGCCTGTGTTTCTTCCTCAGTGCAGTTTTTGCTAATATAGCGGAACTCAAAGCTGTGGTCGCCGTCCCAAGTTTCCTGGCTCAGATCATCACTCAAAAAGCGGGTTTGGGCATCGGTGTTATTATCAATCTCAACAATAACTTCCTTGTGGTTTTCGGGGTTCATACCCTGGGTGTCATTGTTCTTCTTGCTGTTGCCAATATCACCGCAGGCGTAAAAATGCCACTGACCGTCCTTAAACACCGTCGCATTCTCCACGTCCGTCTCCTGAATAAACACCACGCACGGGTAAAACGCCATCGTATCGCGCACCTTCGGGTTATCTTTCTTTGCCTTGCGGGTATATGGGTTAAACGTGTTGTAATCATCTGCAATGCAGGCGTTGTTTGCGTTTTCAGAGCTTGCAATGTTTACCTTGATATTAAAATATTTCTCCGGGATACTGTTCTCGGTCAAGGTATAGGTGCTGCCGGTGCTATCGTTGCCAAACGTAAATCCACCGGAACAGTTAATATCAATGTTTCGGCCGCTCTCGCCATACGCATTGGAGCTGGTGCCCTGGCCTTTATGGCTGCCGGTTGCGGTCCAGTTATCCTCCACAGCGCGTCCGTTCTTGTAAATCTGCTGAATGGTGGTATTAAAAACCTCATTCTTTTTGCCGGTCGTAAAGGTCGGGGCGCTGATCTTGATAATACGCAGGTCCGGGCACTTCTCGGCCAAAAGGTCAGCATCCAGTTCGCCGCTTACGTTGGTAATATCGTTGCGGTTATAGCGTTCAATCATCAGCTCAGCGTTCTTGGCATCCGCAATAAAGTTGTCTAGGATCTCATCGTCCGTCAACTCCATGCCGTAGGTCTTCATGCGGTATACCTGCACATCACAGTCCGCAGAGCCAATCGTAATGCCGACCGGGCTTGCCTGTGTAAAGTTGTCGCTTGCATCGTACAGTTCCACCTTACAGGGGATACCGTCGCACCATAGCACCATCTCTTTATACTTGCTGTCCGGCAAAATATTGAACTCAAACTCCAAAAAGTCGTCTTCGCAGATCGGCAGCTCAATGCGGTTCTGCTGGCTGGTCAGGGTAATCTTCTGTGCCTGTACCGTCAAACCAACGTTGCCATTTGCGCAGGTTAGCGCCGTAGCATCGTAGTCTCGCACATTGGTGGTCTTAAACACCAGCTTAAAGTTCTTACCCTTCTTTTTGGCATCGTCCGCAAACAGCTTATAATCCAGCGTGGCGGTAGTTCCGGCTTTCACGCAAAAGTAAGTATCGCCGTCCTCATCAATCTGGTAGCCGCCATTGCTCCAGTCAAAGTTGTCGCTTACCGTCATCGCGGTATTGCCATCGGTCCACAGGCGGTTTTCGTCCGCATTGGTTCGGCCAGCCGGGTTAAAGTCAAACATCAGGTTGGTTTTCACCGGCTCAATGTTAATACCCAGCTCGGTAATTTTTACATTGATGGTCTTTACCGTCTCGCCGCAGGTAATGGTCAGCACATGGCTGCCAATCTCGCTGCTCTTGTACGTCCAGGTCTGTTTGGTGCGTCCTACCGTCAGCTTGCTGGCAACAATGCCATCCACAGCCAGGGTCACATTGGTGTTGCTGCTGGCCGGGTCATACACGGTATAGCTAATCGCAACATTGCTGTACTGCTTGGCACTGTAATCCAGCACGGCACAACTGATAATCGGGGTATTATTGCCCTCTTCCACCCACATAATATCGTGGCGCAGGGTGTTGCTTGTCACCTGTTTACCATTGATCTCCGCCGTCATGCTCACTTCCAGCAGGTGGCTGCCGTGCTTCTGGGTGGGCAAATTGTAGGTCATCTGGCGGCCTGTCACTGCAGTGCTTGTTCCGCCAATCGCCTTGCCATCCAACTTAAAGCTGATGTTTTTGGCAATATTACCATACGGAGTAAACCGGTAAGTTACTTCGCCGGAATAAAAAAGAGAGTCATCAAAAATGCTCTCCAAATAAAACTCAACAACATTAACCGACCAGTTCTTGCTGCCCACACTGCCCATGCTGTCCGTAACCTGCAGCCGCACGGTGTTGTCGCCGCTGTGCAAGTATTGCGTCACATCAAAGGTATTCTTGCCCTGGGTGATGGCCGTGGTTGCCACCTTGGTGTTGCCCACATACCAGTTGCCAGTCGCATTGCCAGTGTCATCGCCAGCATTGTCCACACTCGTAAACTTAAAGCCGATCAATGCATTGTCACCCTGAACTACAGTCAGGCTACTGTCACCAATTCGTTCAATAGTAATGGTGCTGGTTGTCTCACCGCCACCACCGCCACCACCTTTAATGGTAACAACAGTCTTGGTTGTACCGTCTTCCAACAGGCTCAAATGACCGTCATCACTGGTGTAAGTAATGTCGTACTCATGGCCGTTGCTGGGCTTAATATCTTTGATCTTTTCCTGGATTTCTGCAATGTCGCTGTTGGCCGTATCCACACTGCCCTGCAAAGCTGTCACGGTATTCTTAGTCACAGTCAAATCATTGGTAAATCCATCCAGAGCAGTTTTGTCCGCCTTATCAGCCAGCAGTTTGTTGGTTGCTTCCTTATTATAATAATCACTCTGCAAGGTGTTCGGCAGGTCGCCCACACTATCCTGCAAAGCTTTCACGGCTTCGTTGTTGCTGGTCTTATATTCATCCAGCGCTGTGCTTACCGGGTTTACCGCCGCGCTGATCTTAGCATCCACCGTCTTGCCATATGCGGTCGTCCACTCTGCGCTGGGATCGGTGCTCAAGGTTACAGTTTTAATCACTGCATCGCCGTTATAAAATGTTAAAGCACGGGTGCCCGCATCATACGCACAGTTAAAAGCCGCCAATCCGTCAATCCCGGAAATCTTGCCTTCCAACAGTGTAACAAAGCCATCCACTTCTTCCTTGTTATAATACTTGGCAAGCTCCGTGGTCAGCTCAGTTTTCTTGGTGTAATTGGTGTCAAGGTCACTCTGCAGTTCCTGCTTAATTCCTGCTGCCGCATTCTGGATCTTATTATCCACACCCGCCGCAGCGTTGGCTGCATCCTGGGCGCTGGCCTGTGCGGCACTGGCATAGCTGGAAGCCTGGCCAACCTTCTCGTCCATCAGGGCAACAAAGCTTGTGTACCAGTCTTTGTCCGGTTCTACCATCTTGGTGCCACTCAAAGCCTCCAAAATATTCAGCTCGCCGTCTGGTCGTGTGCGCCACATATAGGTTTCGCTGCGTTCATTTACACCGGTTGCAGTGATCTCAAAGCGCACGGTCCCCTTCTTGCTTGTCACACTGTTTGTAACCAGCCAATAGAACCGGATCGTATCCTCGTTGTAGGTAACATTGATCGGCGTGGCATATGCTTCCTGCCCGTCCACATTCAGGTAATGTACCTGCAGCATCATCTGCATCAAATCAATGCCGTCATATCGCCGCGGCATCTTAAACGGGATCACCTGGCTGTTGGTTTCCTGGGTAATGTTGATCTGGCTCTCGTCCATCACAACATTTTTCATCTCGTCAATGGTCGAAAACGCATCGTCGTTATATTGGCTGTACCACAGGTATTTTTCACTGCGGGTGTAGCCGCCGTCATCATTGGCCTGCGCCTGTGGCATATCAACCACCGCGGCCATGGGGGCAGCCTCGGCCTGCAATGCCACTGGCTCTGCTTTGGCCGCCATCTCAGCCGCCATCCGTTTCGACTCTTCAAAACTTAATGCCATGTTTTCCTCCTCCCCTTTCTATTTTCAAACAAACAATACAATATGGGCGTGGCACTTATCGCCATCGCTGTTCAGCTTCACGCGCCATTGGGTGTATACTGTGGACGTGTTCAAAGCCTGCTGCTTATATACAGCTTGCAGTCCGCTTCCGCTATCCCACACATCCGTCCAGTTGCTGCCGTCATTGCTGGCCTGTACCCACACTCGGTTAAGTCTGTTTTCTGTTCCGGTCTTACTCACACTGACCACAACCCATGCGTGCTGGCAACCGCCAGTCGTCACCACGTTGCTGTAATGGTCGCCGTTGGTTGTATCCTTATCAATCGTTGCAATTCGGCTTCCGGCTTTACCAGTCAGGTCAGCAATGCTTTCGCCGTTCGCAATCTTATCTTCTGTGCAGCCAATCCCTTTGCGGAAATCGGCCAGGTTCACGCGCACTTCCGGTGCCCAAAAATTGCCGTCACTTTTGTATGCACCCTCGTCAATATTACGCAGCGCAAAATACTCGCTGTCGGTTCCAAAACCCATGTCATGGGCAAAGCCGTAGCTGCGCCTGGTCAGGGTGCCCTGCGTGCAGTTGCCATTTTTGTCAATAAACTTTTTATCGCTGGCCACATCATTGGCGGTTGCCGCATTGGTGGTATCATCCTCCAACAGGGCTTTGGCCGCCGTGCTTGCGGTTCCCCACAGCCACATCACGTTATCGTAATAGCAGCCACTGTAAATATCGTTGGTTTTCTGGTTATCTGTGGCTACACACAGCCGGGTCACACCGTCCTTTTTCTGCACGGTCATCTTGGTGCTCTCGCGCTCACCGCCCTGCAGCTGGGTCGTGGCAGAATAAGTCTTGATAGATCCTTTCACCAACTTGCCATCTACCCAGGCGGTTTTTCCTTCCAGGATAGATTTTTCATCCGCAGTGCCCGGCGTATTGCTGTCCAGCCCGCTTGCGCTGATCGCACCGCCGCTGTAATAGCCGGCCTTGATCTGGTAGCTCTCGCCGTTGGCCAACTCTGCCGTTACAGTGCCGTAATTTTGCATGGTGCCGGTTTTCAGGGTTTTGTTCTTGCTGTAAAATGTCTGTCCTGCCAGCACCTGGTCCGGCAAAGCAGTCGTGGCAGCCAGCTTGGAAGCCCCAATGCCGCTGCCGTTAGTAAAATTTACAATGTTTCTCCTCGTATCGTACTGGAAAATCACCCACTGCCCAGCACCAATCGCACCGTCGCCCAGCTTCTCTGTGCCGCAGTAGGCATTGCTGGTCATATCTTTGCCATTGATCACCAGTCTGTGCCCGTCACTGAACGCCGTGGTAAAATATGCTTTGCCGTTGGCTGCGTTGCTGTAACTGCTGCCGCTCTTGCATGTCAGGGTATGGGTTCCGCCGCTGTAACTGTAGCTGTATTCATGGATCATCATGTCGGGGTCAAACTTGCCGTCGATGATGTAATTCACCGCTCCGGCATAGTGCTGTTCCAGTGCAGTAATCGCATGTTTCACATGGTTAATGTCCGCCGCTTTAATAATGTATTTGCGCAAGCCGCTGTTCTGGTTCAGGTAATTGCTGGCCTCGGTATACTTGCCGTCTGCCAGGTACTTGGTGTACTGGGCTGCCGCTGCGGCATGGCCGCTGTCCAGGTCGGCATTGTCTTCAAACGTATCAATGCCTTCCGGGAACTTTGTGTAGGTATCTGCCATTGCTTATCACTCTCCTGTCTCATCTTTTACAGGGTACGGGTAATACGGGTAAAACCTCATCAGCGTCACATCCATCGTTCCCTGCCCCAAGCTCTTATCAATCTTTTTAATAATAAATTGCACGGCTGTTTTGCCGCCCATGTAACGCGGGCAGTATTCAACCTTGGTGTTCACATCCAGCCACGGTACCAGCAGCATCTTCACCGTAATGCTGTCGGTCAATCGCGCCCGTTTCCATAGCTCGTATTCGGCCACATCCAAAATGCCGTCATCTGTGGTGTAATTGTCGTATTCACCGCCGCTCAAAACCACATTGCGCCGTCCAATTCGTTCAATGCTGAACGGGCTGTTCAAAAACTGGTCGTCCTCCTCATACCCTTCAATATCCGGGTTGGCGGTACTCACAACCTCCAAATTCTGGCAGTTCTCGGTTTTTTTCAGCTTGTTCAGCTCTTCCTCGCTCGGTTTTGTATCTTTCAGCATCACCATGGCGTGCGGCTGTACCTGCCCATAAAAATAAAAGCGCCCTTTGCCGCCATTCTCGTTCGGGGAATAATCGGCATCGTAGCGCACCACATATTGTACTTTTGGTTTCATGCAGTCCTGCCTGGCCTTTTTGTTGTTGCCGGCTTCATCTGTGCTGATGGTATACAGGCTCAAAACATCGGTCACAACCGCATCGCTGCTCTCTGTTGCTTTGGCGCTGATCTTCATCTGGTACCCTTTGTCAGCATCGTACAGGTCGGCCACATTGTCCGGCGGCGTAAACAAAATCAGCTTCTTACCGCTCAATGCCAATCCAACCACGTTTAATGTTATGGTTTTCTTTGTCGTGTCCACCACCAGGTCTGTGCAGCTCACATCCGGGCTTGCCGCAGCACCAAACACCTCTACGCAGTTTCGTACCTCGCTGTAATCCACCGTTGCGTCTTCGCTGATGATCAAATCATTGAACACATCGGCATTCAGCACCAGCGGGTCATCCTCACAACTTGGGATCTGCTGGCATTTGAACACATCATCCTCAAAAAATATTTCAAACGGGTAATACAAATCCCGCAGCTGTGTCAAAATTGTCCACACACTGGTCGCCGCATCAAACTCCTGGTCATAAGGGATCGTTCGGTTCCAATATTCTACAAATACTTTGTTGATCCCCACTTCCTGTAATAGCTCCACCATCGCCCTGCGGATTCCGCCCCCGGCCTTAAACACAGTTTTAATGCCTGTCAGCTGTCCAGCCAACGTGTCATTCAGCATTGCCGTCAGATCCATACAGTTAATGGTCAGGCTCCGGGTCTGCGTGTCATAGTTGTATCCGTTCTGGCTGAACACATATACCCCCTGGCTGTACCAGATAATATCGTCCAGCATCGGGGTCTTCACACCAATGTAAATCCAAACGTACTTGTTCATCCATTCGCTCTCGCTGTACTGGCTGATCGCATGTTTTTCGTCCAGTACAATGGTCGAAGTGTACGTTCGCCGGATGTCCGCATCTGCATCTACGGAAATTCTTCCCTCGGTCGTAATGCCCTGCAAACTGTCAATCGTCTTCATCCGGTCGTTCAGCAGGTCAATGCGGGTGTACAGCTCAATGTTATGGGAGTATAAAGTTCGTATGTCTTCTGTGCTTGGCACATACATCGCGCATCAACTCCCTTCAATATCTTCTGCAATAAACCCGTTGCGGTACAAATCGGTGCTGCTCTCCAAGCTGCCAATCTCCACAAAATCAAACGCCACGGCAACCTTGTCATAATGGTCACTGTAGCTGATACTCGGCTGGTTAATAATGTTCGCCATCCAGCTGCGTCCGTCAAACAGCTTCAAAATCTTCGGCTTCTTGTTGGTACACCAGTCCACAAACTGCTTGCGGTACCGGGCACCGCCATCCCCGTCATAATCATCTGTGTCAAAACTGTATTTCAGCACAGTGGCCGTAAAATTGCCCTGCTCATAATTCAGATCGCTGCCGTAAATCACATACGGGTAACGGCTGCTCATAGTTTCCACCACACTGTTTGGCTGTGTTCTGGTCGTACTGGTCACGCTGGCATCAAATAACAGGTGGTAACTAATGTCTCCGTCCGTCAGCACCGCACCGTCAAAGCTGCTCAAAATCTTGTTCGTGAACATGTCCTGCTCGGCATCGTCAATAATCGGCACAAACGCATACTCATACTCGGTGTTGCGCCCGTCTGCGTACCAATCAATGTGTACCCAGTTGTTCAGTTCTTTTTCCCATTCCTTCAGGGTTTCATCATTCACCGGGGTTGGCCGGTGCTTGGTCGCTAGGGTAATCCAGTTATAGGTTCCAACCCGGCGTCGTTTTAACCGCATCTCGCTGATCTGTTCCGCCCGGTAGCGCAGGTTGCCGCCCAGGGTATCACCGTTAAAAGCCGCATAAATGGCCGTTTGGGCCTGCCACCCATTGTCCAGATTGTACTTGCCGTAATCCTTGTCGGCGTCGCGGCTTAACAGCAGGTCGTCATAAACACCGTTCTGCAGCTTCAGCACATTCAGCGCCTCATTATAGGGCGGGTATGGCAAAATCGCATTCTGTCCCATCAAAATATCGGCTCCCACAATCATTCCACACCCCTCCTTTATTCCCAGCGCAGCTCAAACAGGCCGCCCTGGTTTTTCAAATACACCTTAAACCAACCACTTGGCGCACTGGTTTTTACATTGCTCTGCAAACAGTATCCGCCGCAGGTTAGTTCCAGGTAATAACATGTTTTCTTTTCGTTCGTCTGGTAGTTGTAGGCATTGCTGCTATAATCGTCCGCAATATCGCGGCGGCACAAAAACAACTTCAAAGCATACGGATCTTCGTCCATTGTCGGCATACTAATCCCGTTACTCCGCTTGTTCCACAGCCCAATCAGTAGCTTGTTCCAGCGGTCGCTTCTCATGTTCAGCCCCAGGGCATAGCTGCTGTCCACCACGCTTCCTTCTTCCACATGGCTGCCCTGTACCTTAAATCCGTCTTTGAACGTCATGTCGGCCTTAACCGGGTCGGTGTCGTCCACCGTCAGGTCTACTGCCTGGTCTCCGGCCGATCCGCTTACATAGTGGTAGTCATCCTTGTTGTCGTTGCGGTCCTTGCCCTCAATCGTCACAACATAAGATTTCACCCAAATGCAGCCCTCTTCATAATGGTTTTCCAGCGCCACAGCCGCATAGCCGTCACCACCCACATAGCCAATCAGCAGCTCACAAAATCCAGTGTCCAGCTTCATGCCGTGCTGGGTAATGCCCTGTGCTCTGGCGTAATACGTCGTGTCGTTGCGTAAGTTGCTGATAATATACGCCTTGTCCGGCACCCGTAGTGTCTCGCTGCTCTTCACCAGGCTCTTGCTGGCATCATACAGTTCAATCGTATATTCGTTCAGCTCTTCGCCTTGGGTGCTCTCGTATTGCACTGTAAACTCAAAAGCACTGTATTCAATGTTGGTTTTATCCTTGGTGCTGATTTCTTTGAACTTAAATACCGGTGTCTCCACACAATAAAACAGCAGAATGTCGCTCCATTCGCTCCACACACTGTCCTGGCCGCATACCCGCACCTTAATGCCAAACGCCGCGCTGCTGTTTGTAATGCTGCTGGCCTTCAAAGTAAACTCGGATCTCTGGGTGCTTACCTCACCGCTTTGGTAAGTTGGGCTGCCCAGTTCCTCTGCACTCATGGCATTGGCCCAAATTTGCGCCTCCACTTTGGTAATCACACCAATGTATCGGAACCGGAATGTATAATCTTTTGTCGCATCAAATGCTGATACGGTATATAATGCTGGTTTGCTCATCCTCCCGCCACTCCCCTCCCTCTCTAAATAACAAAAGCCGCCCAACCAATCAAGGTCAGGCGGTTATTCTTATTTTTCAATAACGCTATTAGCTTATATTTATTTTACGCTTTCTTCCGGCTTATCCTCTGCTGCATCAACCGGTGTTTCCACGGCCTTTTCTGCCGCAGCCTTCTTAGCCGCTTCCATCTCTTCCTGTATCGCGCTCTTGCGGATATTCTGCACATCACGCAGCAAACTCTCCAAAATCAGCTCCACTGCATACGGCGGCAGCCCAATCTGGTTCACACCGTCACAAATGTAAGTCTTCAACTGTTCACATTTCAAATTAAAATTCTCCATCATAAAATCTCCTCGTCAAAATTAAACCAAAATGCCGCCAATAAACCGCAGCCCATGCTGTTTTAGCTTTATATCGGTCACATACCCCTGCGCATTTTTTACAAGCTCAATTCCGTATATAAACGGTACGGCCTGGGTGTTTGCGTCAAGAGTGGTTACTTCTTTGCTGCCGTCCCAGCCTAAAGTTTGGCCGCCCCAGTTGGCGGTGCCATCATAAACATAAAGGGCGGGAATATCACTTCCGGTTTTATATAATTGAATATTGCCATCTGCACGAACTGTAGGATAACATAGATGCAAAGCACCCCCTACAACATTAACGTAATTTGTTGTTGAATCAAGTTTCAATGTGGTTGTTGTCAATTCTTTTTCTATTGCTACATCTCCAGCAAATGTAGAGCTGTATGTGTTTATTTCAGTTTTGAATTTTATAGTTTCTTCGTCATCATCATAACGGTTAAATGATAAACAATCTGGACTATAACTGCTTCTATAAGATACTTTACCATTATCATAAGTCGTTAAATCTAGCGTAGCGTCTTGCATACCAACATCCTGATAGTAGGTGTCATATAGACGCGCAAGCTCTCCACCATTCCATCGAGAAGTTTTCATGGTTAATTCATTATGACCAAACGTCATATCTCCTGTTGAAATAAAACCGTTATCAAGATCAAAGTAAACATTATGTCCGTCATTATCTTTTTTTGATGCTAACATGCCAGTAGCAATATAAGAAGCGTTAAAATACACATCGCCAGTAGCTTCATCAATAAACATACCCTGGCTTTTGCCGTTATTGGTCAGCCGGTTAAAGATATCTTTCTGCGTCAGCTTCTTATCAACTGCATCAATCACTTCGTCCTTGTTCGTGTAATTGTCTTTCTTGCCCCAATCGCCGGCATCATATGCCTCGTCTTTCGCCTTGGGTTTTCCACAAACAAGCACTTCTGCCCCCGTGTACCACAAATCACCTTCGTCATACGGCGGGTCGGGGTGTTCGTCCTTGCTGGCATCTGCCGTAAACACACGCCGCTTTCCATCCGCCGTATCCTGTGCCTTGCTGGCCGCATCAAGTGCATTGGTTACATCCTTGTCCTGTACCAGCTCCCACTTGTAGCTGCCATCGTCACCTTTCATAAATCGGTATGCCTTGCCTGTTTCTGTGTTATAAAACAGGTCGTCCACATGTTTTTCTTTTTCTCCATCTGTCGCCCAGCTCTTGGCCGGCTCGTTATCCAGCGTAGGGTCATAGGCGTAAAAGTACTGCTCGGCCTTGCTGTCAATCTGGCTCTGCATATCTTTTGTTACACCATCCACATAATTTTTCATGTCATCTTTGCTGGCGTAACTATCCTTTTTTACCCAGTCGCTGGCATTATATTTGTCACTGGCTGTGCGTGCTACCGTACAAACCAGAATGTCTTCCCCATTAAACCACAAATCGCCCGTGTCATACGGCGGCTTCGGGTGTTCCCCCTTGCTGGCATCAGCCGTAAATACCTGGCGCTTACCATCTCCGGTGTCTTGTGCCTTGCTTGCGGCTTCCAGCGCATCCAGCGTTTCCTTATCTGTCACTTCTACCCAGCTGCCGGTTTTTGTTTCTTCGTTATATGTCCACTGCCAGCCTTTCTTACTGTCGGTGTTATAAAACAAATCGCCGTTGTGCGCTTTCTTTGTGGTGTCGTCTTTCCAACTCATAGCAGGCCAGTTTTCAAGCGTCGGATCATAGTTATAAAAATACTGTTCAACCTTGCCGTCCACCTGTTCCTGCAGCTTGTCAACTTTATTCACATAATCTTTCAGGTCCTCCTCAACCTTGTCCTGCTTCAACAGGTTCCGGTCAATTTCATACGGCTTAATGTACAGCCGCTTAAAGTCATTCTGCGGGGCGATCACAGCCACAGCATCGTTCACCTGGAACAGCGCATTACTCGCAATGGTGTATTCCTTGCCAAAAGCCGCCACCACATAGCCGCTGTGGTCATCCAGCACCTTCACAATTGTGCCAACAGCTGTACGGTCAAACTTGGCATTGCTAATCAGTCTCTCGCAGTAACGCTTCACCTCTTTTGCCAGGTCTTTCAGCCCCGCAATGGCATCATCCAATGTGTTCTTCGCCATAGCTTTTCCTCCAAAATAAAAAAGCCGGGCAGCCACATAGGCCACCCGGTATATCGTCATCGTACTTATCGCTTAAACCAATATTTCTTTACATCTGATTTTTCATCATAAGATAATTCAATATACTTGATTTTCTCTCTTGGTATTGCAACAATCTGGTCATCTATCGTAACAAGTTCACGGCCATGATCATCCGTTACAGTATACTCTGATAAGAACAGCATATTCTTTTCAGTTGCCAACCCTGCATAGTAGCCCTTAAACCCATTCTCGTCATTTGTTGCTACCATCATATAGGTGCCAAGCTCATAGTCAATAATATCTTCCCACACATCGCTACTTGGGGACCACTTGAATAATTTAAGCAGCACCCGTTTAACCTTTGTGCTTCTGCGTAAGATAGATAAAATTGCACCAAGAACACATGCCACAATATACTGTAACTTCTTGGTCGGCACTACCTGCATAAGCAGAAAACTAATTATCACAGAATAAATCAAGTAGTGCTGCGGCAACTGTTTATCCAGCAGCCGATTGTAAACCCATAACATTAACACGCCGGGCACTACATACTGCAAAATGTCAGGTATCATAGCAACCAGTGCATTTAAGTATTGTGTTATCTCCATAAAATTACTTCTCTTTTTGGGCGTTTTTATCCTGCCAGGTTTCTTTGTTTTTATTTTCTTTGACCTTATGGGCTTCCGGGTTAAAAGTAAACTCCGTGTTCGGCTTGTTTTGGCTCTCAGTCTTTGCCATCGGTATAACACTTCCTACTTTATTGTAATAGGGTCATTATACCATACAAAAAGCCGGACAACAACAATCTGTTACCCGGTGTAAATTGACTTATAAAATTATCGCATTGCTCGTACAAGAGCATTAAATTCTTGTTCTGTTTTGGCAAATCGGTATGGAGCATACTCTCCATATGCTGTTGGTCTGCTAATCGTCACTAACTGTACGCCTTTATCGCCAACCGCAGCATTTAAGGCTCTTTTCATTTCAACAAGATGCTTGCCGTGAGTTGTTTTCAAAGCAATACAACCATAAGCATATCTATCTTTCGCTACTAAATAGCACATGATTCAGAGCCTCCTTAAAAAGCAACAACCATCATCTTACCTTATTATATAAGGGACCTAACCGCTGATCTCTCTCGGTTGGTTTCCCTCTGTCCTGTTTGTAATTACCGCTTGCTGAACTCCTGCGCCATAATGGAGCCAATGTTCTGGTGCAAAATGCGGCCAAAATTTTCAACGTCATTCACACCGTTCATCACAATGTTAATGTCGCCAATGTGTACGCCGCTGCTGCCAGCACTGGCCAACTCAGCGTTCACATTCCCCATCCGCTTCAAAATAGCACTCTCCACAAAAGCTTCCGGGTTAATTGCCGCACTGAACAACCGGCGGGTCAGGTTTCCCGGCACAACGCCGTCCCCAACCTCCAGGCTGGTATAGCGTCCGGCTTCCGGCTGCCGCACAACAATCTCAGGCCCAGCCTCATCAACACGCGCACGTTCAAAGGCCGCAACGTTCATAATGCCGGTTGCATGGTTGGCGCGAGTAATCTCGTTTTTCTCCCATTGCAGCTCTTTCTTCTGCTTTTCAATCTCAGCATTATCTTCGTTGTACTTCTTTTCCACTACCTTAATTTGCAACTCAAGGTCTTCAACCTCTTTGGTCTTATCCTTAATCTGCTTCAAAACATCAACATAGTGGTTCTTAAAGTCCGTCAGCACATCCATGCGCTGGCCCAGGATTTTTTCTTCCCAGTCAGCTCCAAGCCGCGCTACGGTATTGATTCGGTTCTGCTCGGTTTCGTAAGCGTCCGCAACCTCTTCCCATTTGCTCTTATACTCTTCCAGCTGGTCAATCAGCTTCTTGTTCTGCTCAATCTGATCTTCCACATAGTCCGTCTGGCGCATGTTTTCCGTGTAATCAGAGGTGATTTTATCAATCATGCTCTGGTCCATGTTCAAGATCATCTGATCGGCATTGTCGCCGTACAGCTTGCGCAAAATCTCAAGGTTTTTGGCATTAGTATAAGCATTCTGGGCATCATCCAGCTTTTCTTTGTAATCGTTGTAAGCGTCAATCTTGTCCTGGTTGGCCTGCTTTTTGTCCTCCAGCTCTTTTTCCAGGGCCTCTTTTTCTTTGGTCAGTTTATCAATGGCGTCATTGTGCTCTTTGTCGCGCAAGGCATCATTGTAATCTTCTTCGGCACTCTTAACAGTACTTTCGTCGGCTTCCCAAACAAAGCCCTTGCCCTCACGGTACACGCGCACATTCTTGGCGGCCAATGCAGCATCCAGCGCAGCTTTCTTCTGTGCCAGGCTAATAGCCTCTTCCTGTGCATCGTTGGCCTCATTCAGCTTATCAATCTCATCCTGCAGCGCATCAATCCGCGGTTGGTAACTGTCCTCCAATTCGTCATTGGCTTTTTCCAGCTCTTTAACCCGCTGCTCAATTACCCAGTTGGCACCATTGATGGCGGAATCCAGGTTGTCTTTATCCTTCTCCAGCTTTTCTTTCAGGTCATCCCACTGGTGTTCCAACCGGTCAATTTCTTTGTCAATGCGGTTGGTTACAGTCTTAATAATGCCATCCAGAACCGTCTGCTCTTTTTCCAGTTCCTTAATAACCTTTTCAATGGCCTCTTTCTGGTCTTCCAACACCTTTTTCTGTGCTTCGTAGGTTTCTTTCAGCGCCTGGGCCTTCTTGTCCAATGCGTCAATCGCCGCACTTTGGGCATCGGTTGCGCCCTTGTTACTGCTCTTGCCGGATTTAGGCTGAGCACCACTAAAACCGCTAAGACCATAGCCATTCATTACGGCCAAACTCTTTTCAAGATCTTCAAGCTGTTTCTGGGCATCTTTAGCTTTGGCTTTCTCTTTTTCCAATTTGTTATTCAGAATAGCAAGTTTACCTGCTGCTTGTTCAACATCAGGAAGTTGCAAACTATTTCCGAAGCCTAAATTTGGATTAAAGGTTAATTTTTGACTGAGATAGTCGCTGCTAAGTACAGAACTAGCCGAAGGCATAGAACCAATCGCGCCATACAAAGTTGTAAGAATTTCAATTTCTCTTTGGTAACATTCGATACGATCATTTGTCTGTTGAATAGTTGCCTTCGTAGAATCAATCTGGCTTTGTACTTGAGCAATCATGGCGCTCTTCATCGTGCCAAATTTGCCTTCCAAAATACTCTGGCTGATACTTACAACACCATTCTCAACTTCCATGTCGTTGATCAACTCAGGATAAACCGCCAACAAAGCCTGTAAGGATTCACTGCTTAGGTACCCCTGCTCGCCCATGTCCTTAAAAGCAGATTCAAGAGCTTTGGTTTGTTTGTAACAGTTACTGGTACTATCAGTAAAATTAGAGAAGAAATTCTGTAAATCACCGGCTGCATCAAACTGCCAGTCATCATCGCTACCTTGTTCTTCATGTAATGCTTGCAACTGGGCAATAAGTCCTTCAGTACTAACACCATACTTGTCTGCCAAGTCAGCAGCTTCTTTATAGGCATCACTGCCTTCTTTAATCGCTTGCCCGCCATTGATAGCATCGTTCAGCGCTTTAACACTATCCTCACCGTCAGCTACAGACTGAGTAAAATCATTGGTGGCTTGCGTAAGAAGAGGGATGTTATTATAATACAGGTTTATAAAGTTAGCAGCAATCTGCTGGTCATCAGACAAGCTTTTAATACGCTTTTGATATTTATCAAAGTCGTCACTGTCTTCATTTGCTGCATTTTCAAGCAACGTAGTCATTTCAGTGTGAAGATCTTCACTTGTTTCTTTTATATAGGCACGCAGATCTCCCTGCATTTTACGAAGTGCGACCATACGGGTATCATAGGCAGCCTGAAATGTTTTTCCATCAGCAAGATCTTGATCGAACTGTTTCGCAAGTAAATTTAATTTTTCATAATCGTCTAAAGCCTGCTGCAGCCGCTCATGCTGATTTCCTGTATATGTCCCGGAAATACCGGCATGTTTAAGAGTTGCAGGAGTAGAAATGTTTTTTGTTGAAGAAGTATCTTGCTGTTTATATACTGCATTACGAGCTTCTTTCGCTGTCTCATCAGCCAACGCTTTTGCCAGATCCAAATTAGTTTGTAACTGTTTCCTTTGTTGTTCTAGCGCATCATAGCTTTCTGGATCTACAATATCACCAGTAGTAGTGCTCCGGCACTCATCCATCTTAGCCTTGAGTTCTTCAATCTGCTTAGTCAGGTCCTCAACTTTCTGGGCAGCCTCCTCATGGGCCTGGCTCATCTCTGCGGCCTTATCGCGGGCATGCTCATACGGATGAACCCACTTCCCGTCTGCCCACTGAAGTGCTTTACTGGCTAGAGTTATTGCGGCACTTACAGCTATGGCAATGGCAGCAGCCTTACCAATTCCCCATAACGTCTTCCCAAACGCTTTCGCCACGCTGGTAGCCGTCCGTGTGCTGGCCGTATAAACCTTCATCACGTCGTCCAGGTTGTTGGTGTTCTGTGCAACGTCCTTGGCTACTTGGCTGGAATCTTTAAGGGTAGAATTGAAAATCTCAGCACCTTTACCGGCCTTTTCTTCTTCTGAAGTCATATTTTTCATCTGTTCAATATAACTTTGAAGAGCTGCCGTATCTGCTGCCACTTGTTTACTATCCATAAAACCAGTGACTTTCCCAAACATTTCTTGTATCTTTTGTTGTATAGATGATTACTGTGTGATATAATCATTATAAGGTTATAATTACTGTTTAGGAGGTTAAAAGATATGGCAACAAATCCCCCAGTAAGAATTGTATGTCCTCACTGTGGTTTTATGGAAGTATACTTTAATCCGAGTAAATTTCCTATTTGTGAATGCTGTGGTTATGAAGACCCTATTATTATAAATCATGAAGATTTTTTGAAGTTTAATAACGAAATTACGGCTAAAGATCCAGATGCAAGTGTTTACGAAGCTTGCCGTGAAAAATATGTCTACCCCAGCGAACACTTCAGCAAAAAAGCCTATAACGATATGCTCAAGTACGCCGAAGAAAAGAAACGGCGTACCCAAGAAGAATACGACCGTATTTGTCATACCCCCAAATGCCCCACCTGCGGCAGTACCGACCTGCGCAAAGTGTCTGTGGGTGCAAAGGCTGTGTCTGTGGGCCTGTTCGGTATCTTTAGCCAGAAAGTGAAAAAGACTTGGCATTGTAACAGCTGTGGATATGAATGGTAATGCTGCGCAGTACGGTGTAGAGGGTGAATCTGTGTGTCGCATCAAGAACAACATTTTGTAGGAATGCACTACTGTGGTAGAGTTTATTATTCTGGTGAAGACGGAGGATATTCGGATTATCTTATTCCTTACTATGCACATGATGAGATTTACGATAATTATTCATCTCAGAATGTTGCAAAGTCAAAAGAAGCACATGCACCAGCTCCCTGTCCTGGCTGTAATATAGAATTAAAAAATACACATTCGCGTTGCGTATTTGAACACCGTCCGTATAATATCTGGGAATGTCCAAGGTGTGAAAGAAAATTTATATTTATAAAAGATGCTAATTGCCAAGGAGTAACTCATGACAGAAAAAGAACTGCAAGAGATTGATGCCCGCATTGCAGAACTGGAAGCGCAAAGCGACGAGTACGAGCGCCAAATCAAGGAGCTGGAAGAGAAAAAGTCGCAAGTAGATGAAAAAATTTCTGACCTAGAAACACAAGCAAGCACATATCGAGTTCTTAATTCTATCAATGATGTAACAGAAGAAAATTCCATGCAAGTTTGGTTATCCAAAGACACTAGAACTACCCCTGTTATGAGCAAATTCTGTGATTCTGATAAGAGTTTTTTAACAATTCCAGAATTTATGTATCCAAGAGCTTTTTTATTAGTTGTAACAAAATATCATTATGGTATACAATATATTGATTCCGGCATGACAATGACTGACTTAAAACAGGAAGGATGTTCTTCAGAAAGCCGTGTTAAAAGAATTGCCATGTCAGAACAAAAAACTAGAATGTCTGCTCTATACAAAGAATTATATAAAGTCATAACCAAACCAATAAATGATGAAGATAAAATCCCATTTGAATACCCTGTTCGTCTTGGCGGGCAAACATACAACAATCAAACTGGTTATGGCAGAACTTATTATGGTTACGACGAATATGAAGAAGGAACCTTGTATGGTGAAACTACAGGATTTGTTGTAATTGGCATAATCGGGAAAGACTGGCCTGCATATTAACATCCAACAATGTCAACCGCGTATGCGTGAAGTGCAAGACAAGATTTTGATGCAAAACTAAAACTAGAAAGGAACGGATTTATCATGCCCACTATCAATATTAACTCCCCATCTGGAATGGCCGCATTAAAGGCCGCAGCACTCAAGGCCGCAGAGGAACATTACAACAAAGAAGGAATAGAAGTTGAATGCCCTGCGTGTGGTATAAAATTCATTGTAAAGCCAGACCATACCACCTGTCCACACTGTAATAAAAGCATAGTAGTTACATTTGAATAACCACTGTAAATCCCTTCAGCTGTTCTTCCAATTCCGCTGCAAGTGCTTTGGTTTTATTCAGTTGGGCTTCAAGTTCTTTAGCCTTTTCTATAGCTTCATCAACGCCGGTAATTTTAACAGAAATTTTACAATCATTCATGAGATCACCCCCTTGTTGCAATATAAGGTGGATAGAGTTTGTGTGAAGTGTAAGACGAGATATTAAGGATAGTCCTCTTATATATCTAAAAACATAAAAAGGAGTACAAACACTTTCTGCAACATATATGACATCCCTATAGTTGCAAAAAAACATAAAATAGCCAAAGCAAAATCTCCACCGTCCATAAAACATCACCTCTCAAAAATACCAAAAGCCCCGGCCATTAAATGTCAGGGCTTATCTTTATTTATAACCTTCTTACGGCTTTCCCGTAATGTTCTGACTGTCTTTCTTCCCGTCTGATTTTCACCATGGAATAGGGCTACCCATACAGTCGATGAACCAAAACACCAAAGTTCACACATCTTCTTCTGCGTACATTCCTGCACGCGGTGTCTCGGCTGCTGATTGAGCATTGTTTGCGCGGGTTAGCACCACCCCGTAGGAGCGGCTTTTCTCTCAGCATACCGCATCCGCATACTTGTTTCTGCCTTTCGGCTCCACAGTGTTCCATTACCGGCTCACTGTGGCTATGCGGCTCTTAGCCTTTCCCAGCAATTTGGGTATTTAATTATTTGGCACCTGCATCCTACACAACTATTCCCCTTGTGTAAACGGGCATACAATTTACCACTGGTGCCTTTGTTTTTAATAAGTGACGTTACAAGCCCTGTACTAATACCAGTTAGTACAGTTGGAATTAGTCCAAAATTGTCAACAAGCTTCACAGCTTCATCAGCAAGATTGGCAATATGTGTTGCTAATTCAATAAAGAATTTTATCAGATCGCTATCCAGCACATCCTTAGAAAGCTTCTCAAATGCTGCTGTGAACTGTGAGATTTTACCATTGATGCTATCAAGGTAAGTCTCGTTTTCTTTTGTGGCGCTGCCGGCAGATTCAGCGGCAGTCTTGGCGGCATTCTGTGCGTCCTTCCAGTTGTCCAACATACCGGAAACAACGTTAGCGCGGTTCTTGCCAGCAACCTGTTCCAACAGGGATGCTTTGTCAACGTCGTTCATTTCTTTCCAGACGTTGGCAATGCCTTCCATGATTTCATAGGTTGACTTAAAATCTCCGCTCTTGGTCAGGATATCAAATCCACCCTTGCCGTCAACATTGGTCAATGCCTTAATTTGTTCTCGCAGCTTGGAGGTGCTCACCGCAACGTCGTCCGTGCTTTCGCCCATCTGTTCAAGATCGGTTTTTGCACCACGGATGCGCAGTGACAATACTTTCAGCGCGTTACCTACCGACTCCGGGTCCTGCGCAACATCATTGGCAGCCACAATCATACCAATACTCTGATCCAACGTGTTTCCTGCGGTATGCAAGGCGGATGCCGAGCGCTGTAGCGCACTGCCAACTCCAGCCGAGGAGATGGCATAATTATTACCCACCTCATTAAATTTATCAACAATGCTGGTTACATCTTTCGCTTCAACGCCAAACGCTTTCATTGTGGAAATGATAGATTCACTAGCGTCATTGACACTGGAAATTCCATCCCCCACATGTTGGTACAGGACGGCCGCGTCAGCCAATTCTTTGGAATCTTTCAAATTGTAACCTAACCGTGCAAAATCAGCACTGGCCGTTACAATATCACTGATAGAAGCGCCCAGGTTCTTTGCTCGCGTACCGGCATCATCCAAAAACGCATCGTATGTATTATCAGTTTCGTCTGTAACCTTTTTCAGCTCGGTCATGGCAGAATCAATATTCACCACGTTCTGGTAAATCTGTCGTAACCCTTGCTCAACCATGCTAATTACCTGGCTGGCAAACTGACTCTTGATATTTGTCTCAAACAGCTTTTTGAACTTCATCGCCAGCGTGTCAGTTTCAAGGCCAGCATCCTGTACTGCTTTTTTCAGTTCTGCAAATTCCTTGGATGCTTCGCTTGCATATTCCTGGCCGTTTTGCTGTGTGATTTTCCCGGATTTTAGCAATTCCTGGTAGCGTTCAATATATTCAAGATACCGTGCATATATCGCAGGATCAGTTGTAATTTTAGAGTTATTAGACAAATACCTCTGTGCTGTATACAAAGAATTAGAAACACTCTTAATATAAGTGTTCACATCACGCTGAGATTTAAGACCGCCATTAAACTTATCAGCTTCCGCCTTTGTTTCGCTAATCTTTGTCCTAACAACGTTTAGCGCATCAGAGACACTTTCAATCGGCGTTTTGGCATCCTTGAATTTGTTGGCCATTGCAGCAATAAAAGTTGGAACGTCAGCCGCAGATTTAACCTTTTCGGCTTCTTCAGCCATTTTTTTAAGAGCGCTTTCAGTTTGCTGGTAAATACCATTATCCTTAAATCCCTTATTGCCAGCGCTCCGCTGCAAAGCCGTTAGCATCGTCTGGTGGTTTGCCAAAAAGTCCTTAATCTGCTCAAACTGGCGCTCATTACTTCTAGTACCATTGTCAGCCATGGTATCATTGGCCGTCTTTACTGCTGTCGTAAATTTGTTGGCAGCATCCTGGCCATTTTTCATGGCGGTTACAAGCTTGTCAAAATTATCGGAACTCCAATCATCCTCATATGCTTTGCGGGCGTCTGCTATTGTAGTCTTAGACTCCTCAAGTTCTTTCCGCAGGCGTGTAATCTTAGCACTTTCTGCGCCGTCAACCTTCAAATTCAGAGCTTTGCTAATCGCAGCAGTTGGGTCGATATTTTTTAACTCTTCTTTTTGGTCAGCGACGGATTTAACAGCTTTTGAAGTAGTGCTAATCACTCCGTCAGTTACCTTAGCAACTCTTTGCTCAATGTCGGTTAAGTTTTTGTCGTAGTCCGTCAAAGCCTTTAATGACACTATATCCTTTTTATCCAGTGCAGATTCTAACTGTGGACCAAGACGCTTTGCGTCTACTTCAATTTGCTCTAATGCACTATGAAACTCATTAAAAGCTTTACCGTTACCTTCAATCTCTTTGCCCTTATCGATCGTGTTATTCAACGCATCAAATCGCTGCTGTAATTCTGTAGCAAGAGCCTGCCGCTGTTCAAGATCTTGCGCACTCTTAATTGCGCTTTGTGCCGCCGCCTTAGCCGCTTCCTGGGTTTCTTTATTAACCTGTTTTACCCCTTCCGCCATCTCGGTGGTTCGGCTAACAATATCTGTCCAGGTTGTTGCGGCTTTTTCGCTGCCATTATAAAAGGCAGTAATGTCATCATTCAGTTCGGCAAATTGCTTGGTATAACTATCTTTTACAGCGCCTTCCGGCATCTGCTTAATCATTGCACCAAGATTACCGGTCTTCATTGCCAGCGATGTTACATGGCTATTATCAGGGCTGGTTTGCAGCATCGCGTCCTTGCGGATCTTAGTGGAGATTTTCTTAATCTGCTCATCAACAGAGTCGTTAATCAGCTCCGCAAACTGGTCCATGTTTACCTCGTCGGTCATGGTTTTCAGTTTGGCAAGATCCGTCATGCTGTCCGTAATGCTCTTGGCTGCATTCGTTAGGCTGTTAAATACGGCAGTAATTTCCGCAAAGCCATTCACAATGTCAGTCTTGGCCTTTTTAGCATCGACTGTACTTTGCTGTGCCTTGGCAAGTTTTGCATCAAGACCGCTGGTATCTTTCAGTGTAGCCAGTGCCTGACTCAATGCTTCATCCAGTGTTGCCTTAAATCGCTGGGTGGCTTCTGCTACTGCTGCATCAACTTTCGGCGTCACCGTCTTACCGTTCTCATCTTTCGGCAATTTAACGCTGTTGATGGCACTCAGCTCACCAATAGACTTCTTATAAAAATCAACGATGTTATTGATAAAGTTTCCAAGCTTGCGGTAAGTTGTTGCATTCTTGCTGCCATCAATCTCTGCCACTTTGTCCAGGTTTTCCTGTAACCCTGCTGCAATGTTAGCATAACTGGTAAACAGCCGCTTCAATCGGTTCCCGGCGTTCACAAGGGTCTTTACACTAGCATCAATTGTTCCGCTGGCCTGTGCAGCTTCGCTCAGTGCGGTAGTAGCCCGGCCAACCTTTTCGCCGGCATTATTCAGGGTCGCACCAACAGTTTCCATCTGGGCAGAAAGCTCCTGTGCAGCACTCTGCTGTTGTTTTGCCGCATTAGCCGTTGTAGTTGCTGTGCGCTCGCCAGCGGTTTTATAAGCCAAAATAATAGCGTTTACTTCATCAGATGCCGCAATAATCTGCGCTGCTTTTTCAGCAAACCCATTTGTCGCAGCGCCAATCTTTGCAAACTTGGTAAATATCGTGTGGATCTGGGTGCTGGCCTCATTCGCTTTTGTAACACTGGCGGACACATCATCCATGCTGGCAGTCTCAGTGGCGACTTTCTTCCCGCGCTTGGTTGTGGCTGCAGTCCCGTTCATCAGGCCGGCAGTATTTTTAATGTCTGCCAAGGATTCACTGTACTGCTTAAAGGTATTGTTCAGAGCAATCGCAGCCTCAATCATGGGGCGAGTCGCTTCTTTTGCTCCGTCTGCACTGGCAGCTGCTGTTTTCAATTCGGTCGTAATGGTGCTAATTGAATTACTGGCATTGGTGATAGCATTTTTAACCGCGTCCGCCGCTTTTTCTGCGTTCAATACCAACTGCTGTAGCTTTACAGCTTCATCAACCTCGGTAGTATCCGCTTTCTGCGTCTTTTTGCCGCCGCGCTTTCCTTTGGCCGTTTTATCTTCCTTGGTTAAGCTGGTCAAAAAGGCCGTCGAGATTGCCAAAGTTTTATTGATGCTCTCAATGGCCGCATTAAATTCAGCAGCTTTTGTTTTGGTCGTTTCAAGCTTCGGGTTGCTCTCTGCCACAGAATTAACGAACGCAGAGACTTTATCCAGAACATCTTTTACCTTGCTTGGGTTAATTGCCGAAAGCGTTTCAAGCAAGGTTTTCGCATCATCAGCCTTGTCTTTACCGTCTGTAATACCGGTGGCCTCAGATTTTAATTTTGAAATTTCTTCTGCAATCTGCTCTTTTTGCTTAACTAAAGTTTGAAGTGCGTTGATACTTTCTTGAGTAGCTTTTACAATGGACTGTTCAGCCTCCAGTGTTTTTTGCTTTGCAGCAGTAACAAGGTCTTGTTTTTCAGTCATTGTATTAAGCTGGGAAATGATGGTCTCGGTAGCAGTCTTTATACGAGCTGTTATCTCAGTGTCATCCAAATCCGATTCTTTTGCAGTTTTTAGCTTTGTTTGCTCGCTGCTTATTCCAGTAATTTTATTTTGAAGCTCTCTTTTTCGTTGTTCAATCTTTCCTTCAGCAGTTTGAATTGCACTATCAAAACCAGACACCATTTGGTTCTTTACACTATCAGGCAAAACGCCAATAGTCGAAGCAATCTCAACCCAATACTCCTGGTAATCTTTTGCAGCAGTCTTAACTTCTTCTTCTGTCGATGTAGAACTTAACACTTTTTGACGGGCTTCATTTAATTTTTCAAACAAGCGTTTAAGAGTCGCAGTATAATTCAAAGCAGCAGAATTTAATTCCTCAGACGCATTCATATCCATTGCGCTGATTACCGTTTTGAATTTTTCTGCTATCTTGTCAGAATCTTCTCCAAATCCCACCAACTGATCGTCTACATAATCAGCAAAGCTGTCATATCTTGATTCTCCAGTATTTTTATCAACGTCTTCCCAATTCGCAATATCTTCAAAAGTATTAAAAACTTGCTTAACTTTATTAGATTCATTTTCAACATTTGCAATAGTGTTTTTAATTTCTGTTGTTCCTCTATTAAAGCTATTGCTCATTAAAGAAAAATAAGTGTTTATGTCTTCACTAATATTGTCAGAGCTTTCTTTCAAACCTTTTTTTAGGGAGGGGTCAGTAAGAACACTCAAGAGATTTTGTTGAAAAGAAGAAATTTCATTAGAAACATCGTTTCCTTTTTTTGCTTCCCCGCTATCGTTAGAATTTGTAGTTTCTTTGTTTACTTCGTTAATAAGAGTTCTGATATCAGAAATATTTTCTTTTATTTTTTGGTACTGCTTTATTTTTGTATTAAGAATAGAAATTTCAGTATCTTTATTTATACTGTTTTTAAGTTCTCGTTCTTGTGTCGCAGTGAGTTTGGTTTCTTCATTTAGTTGCTTTTGTGCAGCAATCTGCTCTTGGGTGACGCTGGCAATTTCTTTTCGTTTCTGTACACTACCAGTAAGTAGATTTATGTTAGAAGTGAGTGCTGCCTGTTCTCGTTTTTGCGCCTGTTCAATAACATTAGCTGCCTGCTGGGCACTTTCCGCATAGTCGTCAATGGCTTTCATAGTATTGGCCATTGCTTTTTCCAGCGTCCCGGAAATGGTTTTGCTGATGCTCTTTAGCTGTGTCTTTAGGTTTTTATCGCCAATCTGTACATTAAACTTTTTGTCTTTCGCAATCTTGTCCAGTTTCCCCTGTACACCACCACCGTCAGGTTCCACCTTTAACTTAATACTTAAATCTTCCGCCATATACTTTCCCCCTTACGGTTCGGCTCAAGCCTTCAAAGGCCGATTCTTTTCAAATCAGCCGCTCAAGACAAGAGCCGAAGCTCTCGTCGCGTTAGTTATCAGGGAACTGCTCTTTTATGGCTTTCACAATCTCTCCATGTACGGCGCTGTTCCCATCTGCGATTTCTTTTGCCGTGTTTGCCACAAACGGGCGCGGGTGCAAATAGGCCGCATCAGGTGGCGAACCCCAAATGTTTTTCACATCGCCCTTCTCCACCATCTCAGCAAGCGGTGTATTGGTGCCGGTTTTGTACTGCCCACCAACGGCTGATTCATTCGGTACACCAATATCCTTTACCGTAAGCACATGCTCTCTCACGCTGCTCACCACGCTGCTGTCGGCTTCCAATGCTCCTTCGCCCTGGCCGCGGCGCTCATATACTTTCGGCTGGTATACATCCAGTACATCTTCCTGAATATGCTTCTTCAAACAATTCTCCACAGCCGTTTTCGCCCCGCCATTCAGTGCCAGGTTAATTCGCCGCTGCAGTTCCAGTTCCAGCCCTTTCTGTGTGCTTACCATCTTGGCCATTTAACTCTCCTTGCCGTTCACAACCTCAATTTTCACGGGTGGCTTCTTTGCGGGCTGCTCTCCTTCGCGTACTTTCTTTACCAGATCAGCCAAAAATTCCTGGTCTCCCAGCTGGCTCAAATTCCCTGCAATCTCTGCAAAGGCGTCTGCAATCCGGTCAAGCGGGTCCGGGTGGTTGATTGCATCAAATACCTTCATGTATTTTTCTTTCCGGTCTTTCATTTCGGCTTCACATGCCTCATAAAGTCCCGCTGTAATCACCGCAATGTCCGGGTCTTCCACAATCTCAATGCCCTGTCGGCTGTAAACAAAGTCGCACATCTCATCTGTGTCCATCTTGTCCAGCTCCGCTTCCGGGGCAAAAAAGGTAATCACCGCAATGCGCCAAGCATAATCAAACAGCGCGTAATACTGCTTGCCGTCCTTCTCGCACATGTTGCAAACAAAATCCACAAACCGGATTCTGTCGCCCACACGGATGTTCTTCTTAATTTCCATAAAAAAATACCTCACAAAATAAAAAGCCCCGCCCTTTTCAGGCGGAGCCGTGTTCATGTTCTATTCGGATACCATGTTTTAATTTTATTATGCTCAACAATCTTTTCTGCCGTTTCTTAGCATAATCACAGTTTACAGCGTGTCGTAATCAATCCACCCGCCACGCCGTTTACGGTACACAATCCAGCGCAAATGCTCATCCGGGTACAGGTAATCAAACATCTTCCGCTTCATCAGTGCCACAGTATCCGGGCACCCCTTGGTGTCAATTATCTCTGTCGTGCCGTCTTTATACTTCAACCAGAAATCAGCCACATAGTTAATAGCTCGCACCGTCTCCATTCTTCCCCCACGTTCCTTGCGGTACTTTGGCTGTAGCTCATAGGGTTTCTGCAGCTGATAGTCCACAATCTCCCCGCTGGCAACCCCCGGCAGCACAACATCCTTGTAATATTTCATCTCAAGTTCAGAGTCAAACACAATCCCGTCATAGGTGCGTTTGCTCTTGTCACGGCTCACATTATACTTGCTTCGTCCTCTTACTTGCACAGTTCAATCTTCCCGTCTGCAATCTTGAACTTAACCACATCGCCAACGGCATAGCCGTCTTTCACCGGCATCTGGTAGCCGTGCCCATCACATTCAAAACCCATGTAGCCGCGTTCCTTGCTGTAGTATACAACCACGCCCTTCAGCGGGCGCACCTGGCGCTTCAGGGGCACTTTGGGCGGGGCAGCAGTTTCAACAGGTTCAATCTTCACATCGGCAATACCGCCGGTATTCTTGTCTTCCATGCACGCCACTCCTTTCGCGTTCTAAAAATGGAGGAGCTTTTCGCTCCCCCACGGATCAAACATCACAATTCAAACCTATATATAATAAGGTAGGGATTTGCGTTGATCACTCCATAAAGTTCATGTCGTAAATGTCGCCGTCCTGGTTGGCCATGCAGTCAAAGGTGATAGAAACAGTGGTCGGATCACCAGTGTTCTGGAAAGCCAGGCTGAAACTTGCCTGCGGCTGAGCCTTGTAGTAAACCAGCTCGCACTGCACAATCTCGTCGTCCTCGGTCTTGAACGGCATCATACCGTGGATCTCAAAGGCACGCGGGAATGTGTCAGAATCAAACTTGACAGTCTGAACACCATCGTTCTTGTCGTAGAAGTAGTAGGCAATATAGTTCTTGCCGTCCTGCAGGCCAGCACCAGCAACCTTCTTGTCAGTGGTGGTAAGATCACTGATCTCAGTACCGGCGTCGTCAGAAACAGCAAAAACCTGCACAGTGCCGGCCTTCGGGGTCTCACTCAGTTCAATGCCGTCAGTGGTAGCGGTCAGTACCTCGCGCTTCATAATCTTCGCAACCTTACCAATGTCCTGGCCGCTCAGCAGGGCAAACAGCTTAACAGGCATGATCTGGGTGTCAACTTTCAGGGTGCCTGCACGCTCGCTATCAAAGCCAACACGGTTCGGTGCGCCCTGGCCGCCCTTTGCAAACGTGCGGTTTGCGGTAAAGTCAGTGGTGGTCACGTTTGCAAAATCAATGGGCAGAAAAACTTTCTTGGTCTTGTAATCAAGCAGAACCAGATCAGCAACTTCACGGTTCGCCATATTCGGATTTACAGCCATATCTTATTCCTCCGTTATTATTTGTCAGTCTCCATGTGTTTGTACCATCCGCCAAGGTCGTTCTCGCCACCCCATACGGCATAGTTCATGTCATGGATCTCATTTTGTTTTTTTATGTTCTGACGGTTAAAAGTGTCATGCACCTGGTACACCGTCAAATCATAAATATTCGTATAATTCAGGCTGTTATGGTTTGTCGCCAGCGCAGAGATGATGTTTCCCAACTCCAAATCAGGGTTACTCTTATACCCTTTTCGTTTCGATTTTTCATATTCAGCCTTTTTCTTTTGGAATCGTTCATAAAACTTGCGGGCAGCCTTATTTTTGAACTTCAAGTTTTCCTCCCGCTTCTGGTCTATGTACGCGGTTTGCAGGCAAATGTCGCAAATCTCTGCCCAGTTATCTCGCGTTATGGAACCATCAATCAGGATCTTATCGTCCACCTCGGTTTTATTCACCAGTACAGCATGGTGCGCTTCATCATATTCAAGCGGCGCATCAATAAAAAAGGCCAGTGCGGCAATCATCTCCGCCTGGCTTTCTTTGCTCATACTCAATAAATCAAAGGTGTTAATGGTGGCTTTTTCCTCCTCGCTCAAAGCTTCATACGGGTTCTCCTGCCCTGTTACCTTGGCAATGTCTTCAAACATCGCCTGTGGTGTCAGCAGCAAGGTACTTAGCGCAAACTGATAGCTCATATAGCCGCGCTTGTTAATGTCGCTCAGTCGGGGCGAGTGTACTCTGCCCACATTTTTCACCATAAAACCTTCGGGGTTCAGCAGTTCATAGTACGGTACTTTCACTTTGCGCCACCCATCTTGCGGTTGAACGCCATCACTTCGTATGTAATGCAGCGGCCGTAATAATTATTATTCGGCTTGTATACATCGTTGTTCAGTAACCGTACCTTCCCAATTCCAAAATCTTCGCTGCCGTTCAGTAAACGGTCAACGTTCGTGGCCAACACATCGGCCTTCGTCCCCAGCACGCCGGGGTGTCGGTAACTCTTCATTACCTTCTTATTGCAATAGGCAAAAATGTACAGGTACACTCTGTATGCCGTATCGCTCGGTGCCTTAGCCACCACGGTTTCCATGCACAGATAGGTGTCCGCTGTTTCATTGATCTCCGGCACATACTCAAACTCGTAAATATGTCCGGTACTAATGCTCTTATCGCCCAGTAGCATCTCGTCCGTGTCAGTATCATCGTCCACGGGTCCAAGCAGCAGGTTAATAATGGTGTCGTCCTGTGCCAGCAGGGCGGCTACTTTGTGTTTGTATTCTCCCAGCTCACTCAGATTCATACGTCCACCACCTTCACTGCAATGCTGTCTGTGCTCTTGCCGTCCGGTGCCACAACCGTCAGTTTCACGGTAGCTCCATTCAGCGCGGCATTATCCTCTGCGCATACCCGGCAGCTGTCCCCAGTCACCCGGTTCCACTGCACACTGTTGGCAAGGTATACCTTTGTTTCAAGTGTTTTATCATCAACGCTCAGGCTCCAGGTGCATCCCGGCAGCGGCTTGCCATCAATCGTGGCCTTAAAAATCTTGCCGCGCCCGCAAATGCGCACTTTGGGTTCACCCGCGTATTTAATAATCACTTCGCCGTTCTCCGGTGCCTGCCTTACCTCCTGGTAATCGCACAGCATCTTTTCGGCGTTATCCTGTTCTTCCACATGCTGGTCTTGTTCAAGGTTCAAAACCAAAAATCCCGTCTGGGCGTCATTCCAGTCATAGCGTTCTGTCATAGCGTCCACACAGGTCACACGGTAAGTTTTAGGCTTGCCGTTAATCTGCTCCATCATCAGGCGTTTCCCCACATCCAGCAAAGCCGATTCCTCATCATACGGTATTTTCACCTGGAATTCACGGCTGGAAATGGTCATGTATACATCTTCGTTCAGGTTGGAAAAATACGGCTTGTCCACAACCGCCCACCGGGTAATAATCTCCCCTGTCTCATGGTTCTGCCACTGGATGCTCCGATTACACAGCTCAATTTTGCCGCGCACGGTTATTTCATCGTCCGCATCGCGCTCTGTAATCAGCCAATGGCTTTTACTAAACAGCATAATTTTTCCAATCTCAAAGTTGTCGCCCGGCATGGTGCGTATAATCTTCTGGTTTGTCACCGTGCTGCTAATAATCATCATGTGGTGGGGTACCCCCTCAATCTCTACCTCTTTATAGGCAGGGGAGTCAGGCCCCATTCTCAGCGTGTCCCGTTTGCTCTTTTCAACCATCCGGTCACGCCGCGTACTTCCGTGCCTGCCAAGCATAGCAGCATATGTTTCATAGTTCATACGCTACCACCTCACTCAGTCAAGCTCGCAATTTCCCCATTGCGGAAAGAGTATAGGTTAATCTCCTTCATCTGCTGCCGCTCTGTAGTGGTCAGCAGGGTCGTCATCTTCTCCAACAGGTTGGCTGGCGAAAACAACGTAAAATCCTTTGTGCTCAATCCGTTCTGCAATGCGTCTGTGTTATAAACATACTGGCGCACAAAATGCACAATCATGCCCAGTGCCAAAATATCCTTCTCGCGGTTCGTCAGCGTAATGTTGAACTCCAGCAGGTCATCTTCCCTGTCATTCAGGTCCTGTTTGCACACATCCTCAAAATCGCTGATCGCCATCTTCAAAAGATCCAGCTGCATTGCTTCTCTTGTCACCGCATCGTAGTCCAGGAACTCATAGTTGCGGACTTGGCCACGGTAACGCTCATAAACTTCCTCGTATCTTGTGCCCATTGGCCCGCCCCATTCCTCTCATTATTCTTCGGTTCCGCCGATTGTCACAATCTCAACGCCGCTCTTGCGGGTTCTGGGTTTCTTGGGTGCCTCCAACGCAACGGATTCTTCCAAATCGCAATCCAGCACATCGTTCAATGCTTTAATCATGGCACGGCTGTCCAGCTGGTCTGCTTTCAGCATCTCCTTTGCGCGGATACGGATGCTGTCGCGCATCCCCTCGCTCATCTTGGGCACCTTCTCGCGGATCTCATCCGGGGTCCACTTAAATACCTCGTCAAAGTTCTCCGTGGTCAGCGCATTCTTGTAATAACGTTCCACACCCAGCTTGCGCAATACGTTGGCGTCCTCAATCAAAATCCAGTTATCACGGAAAAACCGCGGCTGGCTGCCACGCATTACAAGCAGCTCGGCGTAGTCCATCTCCTGCACCTCGCCAAACTCGGTCCACTCAACGGTGTAGCCGGGGTTGCGGGTCGAAGCATAAAACAAGTTGCCATGGGTGCCGTTCTTGCATTCCACCATGGTCTCATTGGTAATCTTCGCAGTTGCCAAAACATACCTCCAAAATATTCCTTATATAAAAAAGAACCCCGCCTTGCGGCAGGGGTATCGTTCAGCTCAAAATCAGGCAAACTTGTAGCTGCCAAAGTCGCGGTCCAGAATAATGGAAATACCGGTACGCTTGGTCATCAGGAATTCCTGGGTCAGGTCGGCCTTGTTCATCGGGTCGCCCATCAGCATGGTAACTTCACCCTCGGTAACGCGCTTCACGGGCTTGGTGTCGCCGGCAAAAATGTAAACAGTGTCGTCAGGCAGAATAAACTCAGTAGAGCCGATCTTGTGGCGCTGCTTCATCGCAATCATCGGGGTGCCGGCAATGTGGCCCAGGTAGCCCATGCTGTACAGGTCGCTCTTGGCCTGCTCACCCATGGTAGCAGTGGTAATCTTGCGCAGTGCCTTGCGGGTACCAACGATAGTAGCAGTGTCTCCGGTAGAAGCTTCAATGTGCTCAATCAGATCAAGCAGCTTGTCCTCATTGTAAGAACCGCTCTGGGTATAAACGGGGTCCAGCTTGGTAAACATGCTGGTCCATGCCAGATAGGCGCTGTCCAGATCATACTGGGTAAAGCTGCGGCCAACAGTGTCAACCAGGTCATTAAAGTCAATGCGGCCAGCCATCACGCGGTTCATTTCCTCGTAAACCTTCACGGCACGCAGCTGGGTATTCACGGTAACGTCCTGGCCGGCTTCCAGGCGCTGACGGCGAACGCCCTGGGTGCCTTCAGCAATGTCGGCAACAGTCAGCAGGCACGGCTTGGTGGTATGGAAAATGTTGGTATCGCCCAGAGCGGTATTGCGGTCCTCAATAAAATTGGTAAAGAACTCGTCACCCTTCAGGCCCTCTTCACTGACCTTTTCAATCAGAACTTCGGTAATAGCAAACAGATTGCTGCACTTACCGTCGCGGATATCCTTGTAGCTCATGCTGGTCTTGCCATTATTAGCCTCAATCATGGCCTGGCGCAGAACTTCCTGGCTGTCTTTCACGCTGTATTCGCCCAGGTGGCCATGGTAGCCATCAACGGCCAGCTTAATCAGTTTCTCATCCATGTTAATACTCCTTTACATATAAAGATAGGTGCAGCCATAGGCCACACCAGTAATTAGTTGTAACTAACTCGCTGATATAAAAATCAGGCGATCACGTCAACGATGTAATAGGTATACTGGCCGTCGCCAAAGCCAACCTTCACAGGATCGCGCTTGATCACACCAAAAACATTGTCAGCAGAAGCATCAGCCTCGATTTTCAGCTTGGTAGAACCAGCAGCAAAGGCAACGAACTTGCCCTTTTCGGGGGTACCGTCAAAAGCTTCAGCAGTAACGCGGAAAGAATCAGCACCGGCAACCAGCAGGTAAACGCGAACAGGCTTGCCAGCTTCGTTCTCCCACTCGGTCAGGTAATGGGTGCGGGTCTCATCATAAAACAGCTCAACGCCGGCAACCAGGGCCAGCAGGGAGCGCTTGGAATCAGCAGCAGGTGCTTCGGCCTTGTAGGTTTCGGGGCCGATCGCATCACCAATCACAACAATGTTGCCATTATCAATGGCGGCAGGGCTGCCATCCTTGTAAAAAACAACACTCTTCAGGTAGGCAGCGTTGCTGGAACCAACCAGCATATCGGTGCCAACAACAGCATGTTTAATGTTAGCCATAATATGTAACTCCTTTTTTTTACTCTTTTGTATGCAGGTAACGTTCAAACAGGTCGCCATAGCGCTTCTCTGTTTTCTGGGTGCCATTTACGCCAAACCGTACCTTGTTTACCTCACCCTTCTTTTCTTTGGGCGGAACATAACTGAACTCAGCGGCCTTTTTACCCAACAGCTTGTAGCAAGCATCTTCCAAAACGGTAAACTCCATCGTCTTGTTATCTCGCAGCTTGGCATAATCAGCATCGCCATCCAGCTTCTGATCCATAACGGCAAACAGCTGTTCGCGTTTAGCGTTCTCTTCTTCTTTGGCAGCAACAGCCTCGGCCGCAACGTAAGCATCATATTTCGGCTTCATCTCGTCATACTCTGCTTTCAGTTCGCTGTACTGCTTGTTGGCAGCCTCCAGTTTTTCGGTCTGCTCTTTGGCCTTGTCGCCCATGGTGCTATACAGCGCGGGCACGCCCATATCGGCACTGCCTTCGTCCCAGGCTTCGTACTTTACCTTCATGCGTTTCTTGCTGGCAAAATCAACTTTTACGTTGTCGCCATCCATGGTAAAGGTAAAGCTGTAGATCTTCCAATCCTGGCAATCCATCACAACAGCAAGGTCATCCTGCACGTCCTGCAGCCAATAGCGGCTCACTTCATAGCCCCACGGGTCAATCATGGTTTCAGCGCTAATGGCCTCGTTTACTTCGTTCAGCTTGTCGCACAGGTTCAGGCTGTAATCCGCAGCAGGTTCGCCGCCTTCCGGTTCTGCCGGGGTTTCGGGTTCTGCAGGTTCAGCAGCAGGCTCTGCGGCCGGCTCACTTTCCGGTTCACCCTGCGGCTCTTCCGGCTCGGCAGATTTTGCTGCAGCCATCTCTTCACACTTCGCTTTCAGTTCCTCAATGGTAATTTCCTCCAAAGAGAACTCCAGCGTAGAAGCGTCAATGCCGTAAGAAGCCAGAATTTCTTCTTTTTCTTTCAAGCAATCGTCTCCTTTCGCAAAATTATCTATCTGAGCCTCCTTGGAGGATTCAGATCTCTGTAAAGCTGTGTATTCCGCCAGCATATCCTTAACCTGGCTCGCAATCGTCGCGGCGGTAAAATTCGCCGTAACTGTGCTGCCCGTCATTGCTGGTCGGATTTGCGGGTCAGTGGTGGAAAGCACGCAGCAGCCATCAAAATCAAAATTCTGCACAACATAGTAGCCGTCTTTATCCACATAGCCTTCCATGTTGGTAATCTCCATGCTCTGCCCTTTCACCACATCCCGCTCAAAAATCCCACAGGAATCGTCAAACTTGGTCCACAGCAACCCGTCAACGCGCAAATATTCCCGTGTTTTTCCTGTGCCGTCATCCCGGCTTACCCAGCGCGGGTTGCAGCTCTCCGGTATCACACCGTAAGCGCTGCCGGCATATACATATCGAATCCCGTCCTCGTCCACAATCAGCTCATGTTCATGACCCTTAAAATCAAGCTCATCATCGTCATTTTGCTCAATGTATCCAAGGATCGGGGTATTCGCAATACTCTTTGCTGCCCGGTCAACTACCTCTTTTTCAAACCGCGATCCGTTCAGGTTGCCGCCAGTATGCAGCACATCAATCGTCACGTTAATAAAACGCGCATCTTTGCCCATCACTTCTCCGGTTTTTTCAAAGGTAATTGGCAGGCGGTTCAACCGCTCACTCACATCCAATCACCCCGTAAACTAAAAAAGGCCGCTTGCATAGCGGTCTCTCAAAAGTAATTTCGTTTTTTCTGCTGTGCGGCAAACTCCTGCACAGCCTTCAAATCATCGTCGTCAAGTTCAAAAATATATACTGTATGGCCGCCACTATCGCGCTCTTCCCGCACCAGTTTCTTTTTCTGGCGCAGCAAATATAGTACCACGTCACGGCCGCGCACCTTAACTTCACGCTTCATCGCTCAATCAGCCTCCTGTCGCCAGGTCTTCCTCGCTGCTGTTTTCGCCTGCGTCTGTCAACGCCTTACCCTCACTTGCATTGGTGGGGCGTCCGCCTTCATCTGTCGCGGCATTACTGTCAGCAGCGCTCTGCGTGTTGGAGCTTATCAGCGGCACCTCATTGGCCGACAGGTTCAATACCGTGTTTTCCAGGTACTGCATGTTCTCCACGTCGCTTGGGCTGTATCCGCTTGTCGCCATAATGGCACTGCGCACCGGCATTCCGTACTGGCCATCTTTTACAAGGCGGTCATGCACTTCCTGCCGGTTAAAATACGTCACATCTAAAATATTTACCTTAAACTTAACTGCCGTCGAAACACTCTTTAATTTACGGTTGATCCAGCGTTCAATCTGCCGCATCATCGCAAACACAATCATCTGGTCATTCACGGTAGAAAGGCTCAGCGTAGAGCTGCTGGGATCTTCACCGCCACCAAATAGGATCGAGTTTACACCCGCCTGCTTCCACATCGAATTTTCAGCTTTTGCCACATCGTCACTGCCACTCACAGCTCCACTTTTTTCAAAGTCCCAGCTGCTGATCTTCATCGGACTCATAATCGCGCCAATGTTCTCCGGCAGCACGTTGCACAGCATGTCGTAAAACTCTTTGCACAGGTCGTAATCAATCAAAAATGTACCGTCATCCCCCACCGGGATCTCCAGCGCCAACGCCTTGTAATTATTCACTTCACTGGCATCCTTGCTGATCGCCCGGTAGTCTTCAATATCCGCCAGTGCGCTGAACAAGCTCACAAACGGCGGGATCGGCACATACGTCTGCTCGTTTACTTTCAAGCAGATAGAATTCTCACTTGACAGCTCCTGCCACTTCAAGCCGGAATCCTTCTGGTACGCACTGTACATCGTGGTAAATTCCGGCGGAAAATTTGGTAATCGCTCTTTGTGGGAATCAAAGTAAGAAAAATTGAACGCAAAGTTATACACACCATCCTCAATGCTGCTGATCTTGCAATAGTCTGCATCCAACTGCTGGAAGGTGTAGCTGTCGTTCGTTTCCCATGCGTACCCGTAATACACATCATCACGGAACGCCACCATCAACGCCCGGCTGAACTCGTGCCGCAGGTTCATCTTTTCCAACTGTGCCGTCACCGCATAGTAACCTTTTTTGAACTTTTGCAGGTTCACATTCTTGGAATAATCAACGCCATACGGCACCACAATGTAACTGAACGTGCTCATGTTGGCAAAATACTGGATCAGCCGCCTGTAATAGTTCGAAATATTGAACAGGTATTGGCTCATCTGCCGCAGCTGCACTTCATAGTTGGCCGGGTTCGCCAAATAGGTAACAATCTGGCTCTTGGTGTACTTTTTATAAGTAGGGTTGTAGTCGCGGTTATTTTCCAGGTCGCGGATCTTCACGTTTGCCAGGTTCGCATATCGCACCTTACTCATAAATTCCGTCAATGGCACAAAGCTTTTCTTGCCGTCCGGGCTGATCATGGCGACCTTTTTCTGCTGTATTTCTTCCATATAGCCGCCTCCTTAATGCCGCAGTCTGGGCGCTCTAAAATTCATTTCAATCTTCTTATTGCGCATAAAGTTTTTGCTCATCATGCGTTCAACCTGCAGCGCAATGTAATAGTTATAGCTCAGGCTGCTGTAACGGTCCTTGCGTGCGCCGGGCTTCTCATGCACACGGATCAAATTATTCGTTGCTTCATATTCCAGGTTCACCAACTCATTTACAGCCAATCCGGTATTGATATACGGCATCTGCAGCGCCATCTTCTCCATGGGTGAAAGCTTGTCGTAACCTTTAATGTTCGCCCGCAAAATCTCTTCGCAGTCATATTCGGATTCCAAAAACCGGATTCTCCCCTGTTGGATTCCGCTTCGCAACGCAATTGTCACGTCATTATTAAACTGGCTGCTGCCCATGATCGCCCAAATCACCTTGGGTGCCGTCTTGTCGGGGCACCGATCCTGGAAATCCGGGTTATTGCAGCAGTTCAGCGGTGGGTATGTCTCGCCCGTCTCTGGGTCATAGCACTCGTGCATCAGCAGATCCATAATAGGAGCACCAAGACCCTTTGCGTCAATGCCAATGTAGTCACACTCAAAATACTTAAAGTAGCGGCGTAGCTTCAGCACCAAATCCTGCGTAATAATACCCTCGCAGTTTTCGGTGTACACCATGTTGCTGGTACACTTGCCTGTACTGTCTGGCACCAAACTGTTCAAAAAGATGCTTGTGGCGTCATTATCGCGGCGCTTAGAACTCATCAGGGCAATATCAACGGTCAAAATCCGCTTCTCACCGGTCTTCTTGGCCGGCAACTGGCAAGCCGCCTTATTGTTCAAAATCATGTTTGGCGCATAGAACGCTTTTATGATCCTGCGCTGCTTGTTAATGTCGTCAAAGCTAAATAGCCCGCCGTCTGTCGTGCCAATAAACAGCGCCTCATTTTCCATGCGGAACCGTATGTCAGAAAACGTCGATTCTGTCATCTCGTCTTCTACCTGGCTCTTCAGCAGCAGGTTTTCCTTAATACTCATCTGGTACGGGAATCGGAAACAATAGTAATTTTTCGTGGTGTCAAACATGTTCACAAAGTAATCCTTGCACAAATCCCATGACCAGTGCTGTTCAAACCATGCAGAGCTTAGGTACATCTGCTGGTTGCGTTCCGCCAGGTGGGCATACTTAGGGTTATCCATGTAGCCGGGGTGGCGGATGTAGTTCAAAAACTTCTTCAAAACCAGATCCAGCACTTCCTTGTCAACCATGCGGTACTCGTCAATGATCAGCAAACTCGCACGGCCGCCACGGGCAGTATCTGCGGCGGTCACAACCTCAATCACACTGTCATTGCGGAAGGTTATCTTCGCCACACTCTGGTTTATCGTTATATCTTTTATCTCACTGCGCAGTAATGGGCTTCGCGGCACCAACTCTTGCTCAATCTTTTTCAGTACCAAGCTGCCCTGGTTTCGCGTTTTGCTCGCAATCACAATCAAGCTGCCTGGGTACAAGATCGCTTTCCAACAGCAGAAAATTGCACATAGGAACGTTTTACCTAGACCACGCGCCGCTATAAAACAAAAATTTGTGCATAGCGCCATGCAATAAATCAAAATCTGTTGGAACATCTTCAGGTTTACGTTCAAATAATCCTTGCAAAACCTCTGCGGGTTTGCCCGGTAAAAGCTGGCCCACAGCGCCACGGCATTCATAATCCGGCTTGTCTTATCTTCCGTAACCTCTCTTGCAGTTTTCTTCACCATTTAAGCACCACCTCACTCTCCGGGGGTGCCAAAAATAGCGTTGCGGATACTCTCGTTCTCTTCCTCTTCTCCGCCGGTGTATTCAGGTCGGTGCGCCGTATAAGGTGCCATGCCTTCCTCGTATTCTTTCTGCCACGGGTTCTTGATTTTGAACAGTTCCATCATTGGTCCTGTCACCCAAGTGCGGAAATATTTGCCAATCCCATCCACATCCCGCCATTCAGGCGCAGCTTCCGGGATCGGCTTTTTGTCTTCCCACTTTTTAATCAAGGTGCCAAAGGTGTTTGCCTCTGCCAGCGCATTATCGTTCGTCTGGTTTGGCTTAATATTGGCGCTGCCCAGCAGGTTCTGCAAAGTATCACTGGCCTCTTTTACCTTCTTGGTGTCACCCGTCTGGTATGCCTTGGTCAGCATAATCTGCGCCATACTGATCGCTTTGAACAATTCTTCCTGCGCCTTGGTGGAGCACTCATACCGGGTAATCCAGTCCTTGTACTCATTGTCCAGCCGCACATACTCAGCCTCGTTGAACCCTGGCCCCCAAAACCCAACCATGCGCTGGCTTACCTTGCCGCCGTTTGGTCGTGTCTCGCTGATATCGCTCACATCATTGATCACCCGCCCGTTGATTTCTTCCAGGTAGGTATCAAAGGTCTTGCCATGGTTCTGGGTCATGTTGCAATGTCTGATCCAAGCTGTCATCCGGCTTGTGTTCGGAGCGTGCTTTGCCGTGCTTTTCAGCAGGCCCTCGCTGTAATAAATGTCAAACAGCATGCACACCCGCTTCATGGCCTCATCCTCATTGCCCAGCGCCTGGGTGTAATGGTCAACCAGCTTGTCCATGCAGCTCTTGCATACAGGGAAGTAATGGTTGTTCCCTCGCCACAGCTCGCTTTGCGCAGGGGAAAAATTATCCTTCTGGTGCATGAACCGCTTGCCGCAGCAGGCACAAACAAAATACGCAGGCCCATCGTCCTCTGCCATCATGCGGCGGATCTTGGCCTGCGCTTCTGCGTTTTCTCGTAAAATTGTAGCTTTATTTTTAGAGCCTTTCGGTCTTCCGGCCATGTTCAGTCACCCGCCTTATCGGCGCGGTTCCCGTTCTCATCATAATCACGGAAGTTGTTCCGGCACTCGTTCCAAAACTCCACCACATCCATCAATTTCTGGCTGCGCTTAAACACACAGTAGCTTGTCTGGGTAATGGGGTTCATCTGCCGGCTCTCATAGCTCAAACCAAACGCCTTCAAAAAATTCGTAAGCCGCGCCGAATAACTGCAAAAGTATTCGGGCTGCTTCTTCTCATACTCACCCACTCTAAAAACCATCCCCTCTCATCAAAAAATCCCACGCTCTAATCCAGCGTAATATCATAACAGCAGTCCACGCCGTAAGCATTCACCACCAGCACGTTCTGCTCTGGTTTATTTCGCAATCTCTTATCCATGCAGTAGCAGTCCACGCCATCCACACAGCCACTTTCGTATACTTTCGTATCGTATACAGTCGTCAGGGCATTGGTGTGGCGGTGTCCCATCAGCACAATGTCAGGCTTATCACCTGTCATCATAGTCAAGGTCTGTACCACACTGCCCGGTGTGTCTTTGTCGCCATGCACCGCGTATACAAGCCGTCCGCGTACCATAAAGTCCGCAATTGTCTCGTCAATCGTATTCTGGTAGGTTTCTACATTGCCAAGTGCCGCACAGCGTGCGTCCACAATATAAGTCACAAGCTTGTCCAGGTATTCACCGTGCTGGTTATCCTCCTTGGCGGGGAACACCCGGCTATGGTTGCCCGGCACACTATAGATGTATACATGTTCAAACATACGGCTCAGTTCAGCCACAAACCAACTCACGGCTTCCCCAGCGCTGATTACCTGGTCCACTACATTCTCGTTGTTTTCCAACCGGTTGTTCAGGTGGATCTCACCGTTTACCAGGTCGCCGCCCAGCACCAAAAAACAGTTCTGGCCATTGTGGCGCTGCTGGATCACATACACCTTTTCCGCATAACGCTTCAGCCGGGCACGCAATACTTTCTGGTCAAAACTATTGTAAAGGTTCTCAATCTTGACTCCCGCATGCAGGTCGGTCAGGTGAACAATCAGGTCGGTCGTCAGTGCTTCTGTACTAACTACCCCAATGTGTTCAAAAGTTTCCGGCTTATAAGCGCTGAACCGCCGTTCAATCAGCTCTCGCATGCTCTCTCCACGGGCTTGTACCCGCATCAGACGGCTCACTTCATTGCGCTCGTCCCGCAGCTTGACCTTTTCTTTCTCCAGCTCGCGGCGCTGCTCTTTAATCTCGCCCAAAATCTGCTGGGCGTCACTCAAGTTGGTTTCACTGGCGTGCGCCAGCATGCTGAACGCCTTCCAGTTCTTGCGGTATACGCACTCATCCTTGTCCTGGCCCAGCTCTTTATTGATCACATCCGCCACATCGTCCCAGGTGCCAATCTGGTCCTTGGCAGCACAAATGCGGTAGATGTATTCATTGTCAGTTTCCTTGGCAAGCTTGTGCAGTTCAAGCATTCACGTCACCCCGTGTATTCACAATTCCGGTGCGGCGCTGGCCACGCTCCATCTCAGCCAAAGCTTCCTGCGCAAAATAGTTGTTGGGCAAAGCCTGCAGCACATACGGCAGCTCGTCCACCATCGTCTTGTTCACGGTCGTAACCATATGCACACCGGGGAACTTCTTGCGCAACATTTTTGCTTCTTCCTTAGAAATAACAATCATCTTCAAAAATCTCCTTATAAAAAAATAATCTGAGAATAAAAAAACCCCCGGCCATAATGGTCAGGGGCACTCCACCCTCTATAATCATATATAGGGGGTTTTCAGCTTCAAGCGTTACAAGGTATTATTTTTGTTTCTGTAGCGGGTCACGCGGGCCAATGTCTTGGCGTTTTTCTCCAATTCCGCGCAGGTCTTGCAGTAGTGTGTCTTGGCATTCCACGCAATCTCTTCCCCGCACTTTTCGCAGTACCGGTTGTCAAACAGCCCAATCTCTGCGCACAATTTATCCATATCCAACCGGTTGTTCTCTGCCGTCACATCCCAGCAGTAAACACCTTCGCTTTTGTGATCATAAAACGGGTACTCATACAAACAGCCAATCCGCCCCGGACCCGGCTTACAAGTAATTCGGTTCAATATACCGCACTTGTCACTCAGCACATCCAGCTCCACCGGCGCTTCATAACCGTCCCACCAGTTCGCGCCATCAATGTGTATCGCTGTCACATCTCGCCCAAAGCAAGAGCAAAACTGTTTAATCCTGTATCGGTTCATCAAATCCAGCGTGTCACTACCATTCAGCCGGCACATAACAATCACGCCAAGCAAAACCTTCACCTGTCGCTGCGTCAGCCCATAAGTACGGATCGCCAGCCGGATGTAAGTCAGGTCACTATCATAAAGGTAGATCTTGTCAACCTGCCGCAGTCCACACTTCTTCAGCTGTTTTTTCTTGTACTGCTGGATTAGGTCCAACCGGTCATACTGCCTTATGTACTTGGGGTCTGTATGGGCCAGCTGCATATCTGCACAAAAATCTGGCTCATACCCACTCTGCGCCAACAACCGCCGTAACAGCCGCGGGCTTTCATTGTAATCGTCAAAGTTATCCAGCAGCATCTTTTCATTGCAATAATAGCTGTAATACATTACCCCTCTCCTCCTTCAATCGGTTCAATGTTCAGTTCGTTGCCAACCGGCACCAGGGCATAACGCTTGCCCAGGTACTCGTATTCACCGTCATCGCACAGCTGCGGCAAGCAAATGTTCACTTGCTGGATGTTCTCCACAATGCCGGTGCCGGCCACCACCCACATAAACTTCTTGCTGCGGCGGGGGTATTTCTGGTAGCAAAGCATCACGGCAATGTTGGCCAGTTCTTTGGGGTCAAGGCAAATCTCTGCACACCGGGCACGGAACTTGTTATAGTACAGCTGCCAATCAACCTCAAAGTTAGCGGCAAACTCCTTTGTAACGCCCTCAGCCTCCAGCTCATCTTTGAACCGGTCAAAGTAACGGCAGTGGTATTCAGTTTCTGCCAGCTCGGCTACCGTTTTATTAAACTCAAAGTAGATTTTTTCAATCGCATCAAAATGCTCCTGGCTAAATCCCACCTCCCCGTCAATCATAATTGTGTAATCAAACCCGTCACTCCTTTTGTGGCGCAGCCCGTCCGCCCACTTTTCAATAACCCAACACATCTTGTTCATGTTGCTGTGGGCGCAGCTCAGGCGCTTCATTCGCTTGTAGTACGGGCTTGCATACTTCATAAAATACGGCAAAGGTCTGCCATACTTGGCAATCTGCCGCGGCACCGGGTACAGCACTCCGGTTTTGGCGAAGTCAATAGCTTTCGTTTTTTCAATTATCCCGTATGTCACCATACAGGCCAGACTATCTCTTCCATGTTTCCATGGCCACGCGCTTGGCGTCCGGGCTATCATCTCCCGGCCTACAGGGCTACACTCATCACCCTTAGTCGTTACACCTTCAATAATTACCAATAACTGGCAATCAAAGCTTGGCACGGTATTGTCTTTATACTTTATTATTTTTTTACTTGACATCCTTAAAAGTGATTCCTCTATGAATGCCATTTATTTTTGAAGAACTACATCCGTACATTCTTGCAACCTGGCTTTCGTTGTAGCCTTCTGCCAATAATGCTCGAATCTTCCTAACTTCTTCTTCTGTTAAGATATGTCGTTTTCTGACAGAAGCTTTACTTCTAATATAATCATCCCAACCAGGAACAATAATATGGCCCCAGGAACGCTCATGAGATATAGAAGATATCGTAGAGTATTTCTGCCCGTAACGTGTAGCCACCTCTTTAATGGAATCTCCGTGAACAAGATCTTCCTTGATATGTGCAACTAATGATTCATTTAATACTGCAACAGGTGACTTTGAACCAAGGTTTGCATAGCGAATACGCTCCTTTGTTTCATCTGTGACAACTCGGTTTTTCATATATTCGCTACGAGTCTTCCTAAATACCTGATCGTACTCACGCTCTGGACGCTTCATATCCTTCACGCACTTATTTTTATAATAAGAGTTACCACCTTTCTGTGTGTTGTAGCCATCCTCAACACTATTGAACATTTTTATATACTTTCGCTCCAAGTTATCTAACTTTGAGTCATCATTTTCAATCTCTAAAATTTCAAACACAAAACTATCTTGACCGTAAAGCTTATAGTCGTCAATAAATTTTTGAGTATGACCACTGTTACACTTAAATCCGCTTATATGCTTTAGAAAACGTTTACGGAACCCGGCCCTTGTTTGACCAATGTAAACTTTGCCATTCTTTATGTTTTTAATAATATAGATACCATGATTTTTCTCGTCCTCAATCTTTATATTGTAAATCATCATTTTCACCTCCTTCCGATGTAACAAATCGGTTTTCAAAATAATAAAGTATAAAGAGTTTCACCGTTAGCCGCCCATTAGGCGACACTGCTGATAAGGCATTCACGCGGTTTTACAACGGCGAAGCCACCGTTGGTTATGGAGAGCAGATCAACATACCGGGCGTATGTCTCTTTCTGCTTCTCAGTTTTTGGGGTTTTATTGTGGTAGCAGCTCGCGTAATTGGAAATCTCACCAATCAAACTCTTCAAGCTGCGCATAATGCACGCCGTGCGGTTCTGGATCGTGTCCTTCTCCGCCAGCGCAGTTACTTTATCTTCAATGTCAATTACAATTTTTGCGTTCCTGTCCACACCCTTCATCATCAAAGGGCTATTTAATACTAGGACCAAATCCCCGTCGTAATCCGCGCCATTTAATCTCTGCGGGGTAATGCTCTTGCAATTAACAATTAACGTGTTCACCAACTGGCCGCAATATTTTTCCAGCAGCGGGTTGGTCACGCCTTTCAGGATCACATGCTCGCTCTTGCAAATGTGCGGGTTGCGTTCAATCAGCCGTTCGCCAAGCGTTGTTCCTGTTCTGTCAAAACTGTAAAACTCATCCGCCTCCAGCGCTCCCTTCAAGGGTAGGCCGGCAATGTGTTCCATCAGCATAATCAGGTCAGGCACTAAGAACTTAAAGCTTCCGCGCAGCCACAACTTGCCGCACTTCATGTCGTCCTTATATTTTCCAAGCAGGTTGGTTATGTACTTTCGCACCCCCTCCTCTTTCAGCATCTCCGGGTTCTTCAAAATCGCCGCGCAATAATTATTCAGCGGTTTGTGCCGGTCAGCCAGCATGCCCAAAAAGCAGTAGGTGTATACCGGGTCACCGTTCTCAATCTTTTCAACCCAATCAATGCTGTAATCTGCCAGGTGCTCAAACTCGTCTACCGGCAAATCCAGGTCCTGCAAAATCTGGTAGTTGCCGCGGGTGTATAGCGGTTCTGTGTCAATATCAAACTGCCACTTTGCAATGCCAATGCAGTGCTTGTTCTTCTTGAACTGGTACCAGTATTCCTCCCAGTCCGCAATCGTGCCGGTCTTCTTAAAATACTTGTACCCCTTGTACATGCTCTCACACGCAATAATCTTGGGTTCAGCCCCTGGGCTGACATCGTGTTCCACGCCCCAAATGTCTTTGATGAATCGTACCCCGCGTTCTGCAAAAAACGTTTCATAATCCATCTGGTTCAGTACGCCCTTAAAGTACGGCATCCGCCACACAACACTTGTCACAGGCGTCTCACTGCCCAACCGCCGCTGTATCTCCTGCATAATCTTGGGGTGTGCGATCCCGCAGCCATCAAAGGCGTTTATCTCAATGTCGCGGGTAGTTTCTGCAATGTCTTTCTGCACCCACTCGCGGTCAGCCCCGGTCTTGCGGTCTTTGAACTGGATCTTGCGGTCATATACATATTTAATGTTCTGGTTTGGTATCGTCACAAAACAGTCCGGCACCACCACAATGGTCGGGTACCAGTTCTCAATGCAGTGGCAGCTGGAATACATCAGGCCGCGATAAGCGTAAAATTTACTCAATACTGTTTCCTGGATTTGTATTCCCATCGTGATTCTCACGTCAAGGTCGTGGGCCAACCGCCTGTCCACAAAGCTCAAGATACCCTGCCGCACCATACTGGCGCTGCGTTCACTCAGCACAAACTCTTGCTTTCCAATCTTAAACCCGTGCTGGATCAACCGCTTCATGGCCGCCTTCTTGTTCTGGCCACCCACGCAATCCACAAACACAACAAACCGATTGTACTCGTTGCTCTCGTATGTAAGCAGCCGGATCTGCCGGAACAGCATGTTATCACCCTGCTTTACATAAAAGCGCTCTTCCTCCTCCTGGCTGATCTGGATGTTATAGTCATGATTGATAATGTAGGTCAGGTTCAACTTTCGCACAATATATAGTGGTGGTGCGAACATTACTCGTCCTCCTTGTTATCCGGGTCATTCTCTTTGTCCTCGGCTTTTTCCAGGTTGTAAATCTTTTCAATGCTAACCCGCCCGCTATCAAACGCCTCACGGGAAAGTGCCGCCCACAGCAGCGCGTACAAAACCGGCAGCGCCACAAAAATTCCAACCGTGGCCACAGTGCCCAACATCTGCAACGCCAGCCGGATCACCACAATGCAGCTTCCAACCAGCACCATGGCCTTAAATCCCTGCCACAGGTCATGCAGAAAATTTGTCAGTATCAACAAAGTTTCAGCTTCTTTCTTGTTCAAAGTTTTATACCTCCAAAGAAATATTTTTATTGTTGGTTAAATCGCTGAATTAAAAAAGATACTAGAGATTAAATGGGGCTTGCTTTCATCTGGCACAACAATATTGGGACCGTCATTATTCAATACTTTAATCTCCGGCGTTGTCATCTCTTCTGTCATCTCAGCACCTTCACCTTTTTCCTTTGACGGCTTACAGCTACCAACGGGATACCACCGGGAATGCTCTTTTCCTGATTTTTTACGGTACCTGTCTTGTGCGTTCCAGATGGCCTTAGAGGGGTCTTCTTCATCGCACAGCAGATTCAAAGCAACCATCATATCGGGTTTGCCTTTCACACCAATTCCTTCAGGAATCACTCCGTAACAAGGCGTAACCAACCCTAAGCTATAAAGATCTTTAACTGCGTTCGTTAGCGTTCCAGTATGATAACGTAGTTCTGTGGCCACACCGCTTAAAACTCCCACCCACACAGGGAGTGTGCCTGAGCTTTCGTTGATGTAAGTTTTCTGCCACAATGTACGGCGGTAGTTAAAATAAAGATACACCCTGAACAAGGTTTCCGCCCCACGCCCATCCGGGCATTCAGCCAAAACTAGCTTGCGCAAAACGTGGTACTCTTTACATCCAAGAAGAGCAAAACTGAACGTTCCATTTCCCGTCATAAACACATCTTTCATATCCGGGCAGAAACGGTATCGAAACAGCTCTGAAGGCTTACTAGGATCAAAATCCTCTGTATGCACTACTCCACCCTCTTCAAGATACTGTATCGCCTTAATCACTCGGTTGTGTTGTTCTCTTCTCTTCTTGCCAACCCCAAACGTGCCTGTTGTGTTTGTAATCTCAGCGATTGTAGCAATGGTCCAGATGTCTTCTTCATCCTCGTAAACCGGCACTGCCCGCATATAAAGCGCCAAATAAACGGGTAAGATTTCTTTTACATCTTTCAAAAAAATCAGATCAGCGGGCACCTGTATGTAAAAATCATTGATCCGATCCTCCTTAATAAACATTCTTACTTATCGCTCCTAATCATTAAAATCGCCCTGAAAATTGCGTGTCATTGCTTGCGTTAAAAAGCTCTGAAACCCTGTTTTTGAAGGGTTTATTCAGAAAACGGCCTAAAAATTGCGTGTCATTGATAGCACTAAGGTTCAAAACCACCCCCTAAAACTGCGTGAAAATAGGATGTAATTATAAATCTCTCGTTAATGTTATAAGCGGCTCGTTTCCTCGGCGTTTGTTCTTGTGTGGGCGCATGAGGTTCGTTCTCTTGGTTGTTACTGCGTTCCTGCAGGTTACTGCGTTCCGCTTTCGTAGTTGCGTAAAGGTTGTTATGGTGCAAAAGGTTTGGTTCAATCGCGTCCTTGAGTTAAAGCGGTGAAGTTGTGTTTCGTTCCTTTTTTAGTAAGGGCTTGGTTGAATCGCTTCCTTTAGTTCTTCGCGTTTTTTTGTTTGTGTAGCCGCGCCTCATAACTGTATGTGGGCGCATGGGTTTGGTGGAATCGCGTCCTTGGTTCTTTTCGTTCCTGGTTTTATACAATCGCCCAGGCCGTAACGTGTCGGTTCAAAAATAGTCCCAGGTCATAGCGCTGTCCGTTTAAGTCAAGCCATTGGTGCATTCTTCTGTTTTTTAACCCGTTGCAAACAACCGCTTTCTCGTTCAGTCCTGGCTGATCCGGCGCTAATAAAATCACGCTCTTTCCTTTCGCACCGAATAGTTCTTCCAAACCCATCTCCCAGCGCTTTTAACGCATCCCGCTGGTGTATGTATCGCATGTCGTATCTCCTTGTGTCGTGGCTCACAGCGCGTCCCTGCGCGTCTCAGGCCATGTTATACCATGTGGTGTTGCAGTTTATGAATAGATCGCTGGTTCCGGCATTACTGGTTCCTTAAAACAGCCAAGCCCAAAATCTCCCGGCCAATATTCGCCCTGCAGCCATTTGTTCTGGTCCTGAATAATCTCGTCCAGGTTGTCAGGATCTTTCACCAGGTTCATTGGCATCAGCAGCGGCAGGTACCCGCCTTCGTCATCCATGATAATAAATAGACTGGCCAGATCGTCCGCCGTTGCGCTCTGTAATTTTTCAAGCCTTGTCATGTGCTTTATCCACCTCCTTAGCCCGCCGTACAGGCGTTTCCAGCTCGTATCTTAGCTGGGCTGAATAATTTGTTTCTGCCATCAAAGGCTGGTCATAAGGGCTTGCAGGGCCATGTCCGCCAATGGGGTTAATCTTATCCATCGTTGCCCACACATCCCGCGCCAGCATCAGCTCAATCGTGTCCATGATTTCATCCAGCGTTTTCTCGCCGCGCACGTATGCACAGAGCAGTTCTCCCCGATCCCAATAACTTTCATCCGACATGCCCTTCATTACAAAATCCCTCCTTTGTTGTCTCGCAGTCATGCAATGTGCAGTAGTATAAATCTGGGCGTATAGTGAAGTTCACCACCTCGTCACAATCCTTACACCGCACATATTTTGTCATGGTGGGTGCCGCATCAATGGCCTCCAAAACCCGCTGCACACCATCCAGATAAGCCTGCCATTCGGCCTCTGAATACTTCGGGTCGCGCTCAATGCAGTACGCCTCAAACTCCTCCGCATCAATCAGTCGTGCCATAAAAATTTTTTCACCTCATTTTTCGTTTTTATTGTTCATGAAAATTTTACATATGAACTTTTCGTAATATCTCTTGGTGATGTGTTTTGCTATTGTTGTTATCTTCCACGCGCCAAAAATCAGTAGCGTCCATGCAGCACTCAATGCCAACAACATCAACGGTCCCCATAAATAAATCATCAGTATAGCGTTCACCGTAGATTCCCATGCCTCGCTCATTTGCTGCCTCCGGTACCCAGGTCTCGCATCATCTCATCGGTCAGGTAGTACACCGTGCTGGTATACCGATCTCTGAACGATCCGTTATCATATGTAGTGCGGTCGTAAAAGTCGGCTTTGTAGCTGTAATCTTTATCAGAATATTTTATGGTGACGTAATCTATATCCTCGGTTTCTTCTTTTACGCTCCCATCATCCTGTATCACGCCGCAGTGCAGGTATGTGTCAGCGCCGCAAATGCCGCCATACCGGTTTGTATACGGCCGCGTTTCAAGGAATGCGTAGGAGATCTTGTGCGTGGTATATACAGCAGTTGTGTCTACAGCCTTTGGCGCTTTAGCTTCTAAGGAAAGGCCAAGGTGTATAGCGGCTCCAACAGCCAATACCGCAGTGGCCGCAGCGCAAGCGTGAGTTATAGCACTGGCGATTTTTAACTTTGACATATACCCTCCTCAAAAGGCATGGCCGACAAACAAAAAGTTTTCTTTCAAACCATAGAATCCATCCTCCCATTCTTTGGCGGTATTCATGGTAACGTCTTTTATCGGGTTAAGAACAATCCAGTCGTGCAGCTGCCGCATCTCATCAAGCAATATTTGCAGGTTGCTGGCAATCTCTTTCGTGCGGATTTCAAATTCTTTATCAGTCATTAGTGATTCCTCCTTCATCTCGGCATTGGCTGATATCTATTCATGTCGCAGTAGCCGCTCAAAGTGTGCATATCGTAAATCATGCTGTTTACAATCTCATCACGGCTAAAACCATAACGATCGGCAAAATCCACCATATCTTCAAACATTAAGGCGATCGTGCGGTTGTAATCTTTGATATGTTCAGTTTGTACCTGTTCACCAACGATATAGGTTGCGGGTCTTTTATATTCAGGGTCAATGGTGGGCTGCTCGTCAATGCTATCAAGCACATCGTTTGTGTCATAAGTTCTATCGTCAAGCCCTTTGGCCAGCCATTCAACCTGCATGGCATCAGCGTCAATCAATCGCATTGTGGTTTTTCTCCTTATCCAAGATCAAGTTTGTCTACTGGCTTTCAGCTGCCCCGCCATAATTCAATCGTCATGCCGCGCCTCTTTTATTCCGGCAACGGCCGGTATTTATTCATATCGCAGTAACCGCTCATGGCGTTCATATCGTGCAGCATCTCGCTTACTACCTCGTTCCGGTCAAGGCCATTGCGGTCTGCATAATCTACCATGTCTTCAAACATTACGGCGATTGTATGTGTGTAATCCTTAATGTGTTCCGTCTGTGGCTGTACGGAATATCTAAAGCATGTTTGTTCCATTGTTAAAAATCTCCAAAGTTATTATTTAAGAATGAGGATTGGTAGCAGCCATAGCGCTCGGTTCCATCTGGTCGCCAAAATAAAATTTATGTACGCCCTTGGCTCCTACCCAGTGGTCAAAACTTTCATCAAAGCTGTCACTATGTACTGCAGCCGGCACCTGAATAATGCAGGGCACTTTCTGCGCCACCATATCGTCTTTGCACCAGCCGCTATTGCAGGTCCCGCAGCGAGGCTCCAGTACCAGGTCATCAAACGGGAACATCATATCGCAGTAACCTTTGATATATTCGTCATAGACTCGCTCCGCGTTATGCTCATACGGCGTATCACCCCAGTCATCGCCATACCATTCCACCAGGTCATCATCACCCAGGTAGAACCGTACCAGGTTGCCTTTGCGCTCAAAGTCAATAATTTTCATGCCTTCGCTTCCTCCTTGGCGGCTTCGTGTTCAGCATCAAACATCTTGGTCATATCTGCCGGAAATTCATGCCTGATGTACATAGCCGCCGTCCGCCGCACCAACTCGCACGGATCAGGATTATTTGCCCCAAACTCCGCGTTCACCTCGCTCTGCGTCACCGGCCACTTAAAGCCAAAGTCTTTGCGCTTGATTTTGCACAGCGGCGCTCCTTCATGCCAGAACACGATGCCCTCTATGGCGGCCAACTCCAACCCGCGTCGGATTCCATCAAAGCTTAGGTTCGGGATGTCCATACTGATCGTGCCATGCCGCACCAGCACATCCTTGTCCAGCCCGTAGGGATTCTTCTGGAAGTGCGGTCCAATCGCCTCATAAGTTGCATCCGGCAGGTCATCCCAGCTGTTGTTTCGCGCCGCCACAAACCATTTGTCCGCGGGGTTATCTGCCGCCACTTTCACCCAGTGGGGCCAGTGGCCAGTTACCGGGTCTGGCTCGTCGCACGGGATCGCACCCTCCGGTACTGCTCTACCTGGCTTGGCATCAAAGCGCTTGTAGAATTCGCCGTTAATAATCGCGCAGCAGGCACCGTCAAGCTTCAATGTGGCAATGCTCTCATCCGTCAGCGCCGCCTCACAGCCCGGCGTAATCTCGTCACGGATTCCGGTAATCTTGTGGCCACTGAACTCGCGCTTATATAAGGTAGGGATCTTCTTCATTGGTTTTTTACCTCCAAAACTTCGTTAATTATTCAAGCGTCAATCTTAATGCTACGCTTAACGATATCGGCAATAGGTTTGCCTGTTAATGCGCACAGACAGGCGTAACGGCCAATCCATTCATTGAACTCCACGTTTTTGTTAAAGGTGATTTGCACATGGTTGGTAGAATAGCCATGCCTTTTCGCCCATGTATCCGACGTGCCATTGTCGCATTTCAAACAAACGTGCCGGCGGTCTGGATCTGATTCAATAAACCAAACCATGCTGATGCCCTGCTCACATAGCGTGGCCATCATTTTCCGGGCGCTCAGTTTTGTGCTGCATATCGCTGCCGTGCTCCAGTGGGTCATCTGGCCGGCCTGGTACTCTGCGCACGCATCATCCACGGCCTTATGTGCTGCCTTTGGGTCGCTCACATCAATCAGCACACTGCGCAGCGTGGTTGGCTCTGGTGTAGCAACCGGTGCCCCACATTCCTCCGGCGTAAGTAACGTGCAGCAGTTTGGGTCAAGCTTCAGCTCCCTGGCTGCCAGCACACCGCTCGGCTGCAGCCACCGCCCATAGGGGATCTGGTTGTCCACCACTTTGGTAATTATGAACGTATCGCCCTCGCAGGCCGCATATTGGTGTATCCCTGCCCGGTGTGTTTTGGTAATTCGCACCTTGTCACCTGGTTTTGCCAAACAATATCTAGCGGAGCTATTGATGGTGCTTGTGTCGTGATTTTCCATGAATTATTTGCCTCCTTCGTTTGCGAAAACTTGTATTTAGTAAAGATGAAAAAGTGGGTGCTTGCCAGGCACCCAAATTCAATGGGCGGCGTTATATAGTAGCCAACGGCGGCACTCCCAACACTGTATCTACCGCCATTGCCGTTGCATCAATCTGCTCCTGGCTCAAGCCAATGTAGCGCATCGTAATGCTCTGGCTACTGTGGTGGAACTTGTTTTGCAGCGTTTCCATCACCTGGCCAGCCGGCAGCCCGGCCTCTGTCATGGCGTGGTTTGCAGCATAGCCATAGGTCTTGCGCAGGCTATGGGTACTAATATGCTCTTTAATGCCGCACTCTTTTGCCGCTTGGTTCAAGATCCGCCACACCTGGGTTTCGTCCAGCGGCTGCGGTACTCCCTTGGGGCTGCGCATACTCTGGAACAATGGCCAGCCTGGCTTCAGCACATTCATGGTTCGGCCCCGCATCTCTTCAATCAGGACGGTAATCGCGCCTGCTGCCAGCGGGGTAATCAGGTCATTGGTGCGCTTGCCGGTCTTTTCATTGATGATAATTACGCGGTGGCGCGGGCAGTTGTGCTCACAATCCCACACATCATCAACGGTAAGGCGTAAAAGATCTCCCACACGCAGGCCCAGTGTCACACCACATATAAATAAGGTATAGTTCCGCTGCCTGTTATACGGGCGTCCCTGGGTGTGCAGGTAGGTGGCCATGGCGTTAAAGTCCTCGCGGCTTCGGATCGGTTCTGCCGGCGTTGGTTTTGCCACACCATTGGTTTTTACCAGGCTCAGTTTGGGCTGTGCATAGCGGGCGGCACGGGCTTTCTTACTGCGGCTCCGCTGGCGCGGCTGTGGTGTTTCGCGTACCAACTTATAACCCATGGCGGATGCCAGCTGTTCCATTAGGGCGTTGTGGCCGTCAGCATCGGCGCTTGCCTGCATCATTGCCATCAGTAAGCTTGCAGCACCTTGTAGGTCCAGCCCACCTTTGGCCTCTGTGGCTTCCTGCATAGTAACAGTGCGGGGGATAAAGTGAGCTACGCTGTTTCTTTTTTTCATAGTGGGGTCCTCCTCCTGTGTGGTGTGTCCTACGGAGCTTTATCCTACGGAGCTTTATCTTATGGTTCTATTATAGCACTGCTAATTACAAGAAGTCAACAGTGGCAAAAAAATAAATTTCAGGAGAAAGCATAACAGGCTGCGCCTGGGGCATTTCAGGCTCCGCCTGTAGGGGCGGGAGTTAGCTGCGCTTGAGATTATTTAGGTTCCACCTGTAGGGGGCAAAAGAATCCCCCTGCCTGACGACAGCGGGACCCGATTTACCCCCTCTACCTGGCAACAGTGGGATTAACCTCCCCCCTTGTCTACCTGGCAACAGCGAGGCCCAATCTTCCCCCCTGTCTAGCGACAGTGGGACCCAATTTTTTGCCCGTAGAACCGGATAGAACCAGCTATACAGTATAAATAGGTAGGAAAACGGCCAACAGGCGATCAGAGCGCCCTGTGATAGCCCTGTGGTGCTCGTTATTGACCGGATCTGGTCTCAAAATGGATGGATCTGCCACTGGTGAAGGCCAAAAGAGTACGTTTTCGGGGATCAAAAAGCTCCGCCAGAGTCGTTCCGAGGCGTTTTCGAGCGAAAATAATGTGTTTTTTAGCGTTTTGGTGCTGTTTTTGCGTGTTTTAGTGGCCAAATTGTGCGTTTTTATGGCGTTTTTGGGTAAAAAAATAAGGCCCCAAAGGAGCCTAGAAAGCGGATTGTTATGCGGTTTTCTCCGAGAAGGGGAACGATTAAGGAAACAGGGTTTTAGAGGGAGGAAAGTGGAGGAAAGGAGGGGCTTGGAGAAAGGAGGAGAGGAGGTGGGGAGGTGGAAGAAGGAGAAGTGACGTAGGTACGCTGGTTTGTGTTTTGAGAGCCGGGAGTGAGATGGAATAACTGACCCGTTTTCCGCGATTTTACGTTATTTTTTCTTTTTAACCTGCCCCCCTATGCAAACTATTGAACGTGGTTTGCAAGTAGTGGATTTTTAGCGGTATACCGTCAAATTTTACCCTGTACAGCCCCATATTTAGTACGCCTTGCTGGCTTTACACACCACATTTTGCGGATTTGTACCTTTATATACGCGTAAAGCGCCCCCGTGGGCACCCTTGCAAAAATCAGGTCAAAATTCTACTGTGGTATTATGTGATTGTCGAAAGCGACACGGACAAAACCCGCTAGCGCGGTGTCCATAATCGCCCACGGCATAGCACCTAGACAACCGAACAAATACACGCGCTTTTTGTTAGTGGATACCCTTGCATGTTGTCTACCGTTCCGGCGGTATAGCAAGGGCTGTATCATGAGAATCAAGCGGCCATTGACAAAAAGCCAAAGTTGTAAACTTGTGCAATACGTGCGCAAAAAGTGTTTCCTGTAGGAACCCGGCCATGCACCAAAAGTGCGGTAAGGATAGGGTATAGCTGTACCCTTTAGACACTGTGGAAAACGTGGGTTAGCACCATACGAGAGAACACAAGTTTTCAGCCGGAAAAGTGTGTAAATGTTTAGTAAGAGGGTGTCAAAAGCTTGAAGTGTACCCTAACAGTACAGTTCAAGAGAAGTATCTTGATAACTGAATAATATGCTAGAAATACGTTTTTCTAGGTACCCGGAAGCAAATCGAGCCTATGTAAGGGCGTTTGTAGGAACGCGCCGCACTTGTGGTTGAAGGATTAGGTGAGACTGAATAACCGGTTCAACAAAGCACTAACAGTCACAGTTAGAAAAAATGTGGCCGCCCTGCATTCTGCGGGGATAGTCTCCAGAAACTACCGCTATTCGGGTTAGCGGCAAGTCAGGAAAATACACGGATATAAAGTCGTCCCCCAAACGGCGGAAGTTCCGGCTGGCAGTCTGATTAAAGTTGCGTGCGTATACGTTGACTGCACTTTGTAAACTTTACAAACATCAACCTTGGAACGTTAAAAAACAATAGGCTAGTCAAGGTTTGATAGCAAGTACATAACCCCAGCACAGCCCAGCAGGTCACTGTTTCTTGACCTGCTTCCACTACCCGCAAGGGTAGAAAAAAGCCGCCCTTGTAGTACCCAGGCGGCAGAAAAGGGGGTCTTGCCAATGTACACCGACTTTGGCTACATAGGTTCTGACGGTGTTGAGTACGCAACACTTGACGAAGCCATCGAAGCCGGAGCCGCATAGGCAAGCGGGGTGTCACTGTTTATACGGCGGCACCCCGTCCTCTTATTTGTAGTTTACCACAGAGCTTACCACTCTGTCAATATTTTATCGCCAAAAGGCAAGAAAGGAAGTATCTTATGTTCACTTCTACTGCTACCGCTATCGTTACCGCCGCCCGTTCTGTCAACACTAACCGCACCCGTGGGGATGATGACAAGAAGTTTGCAACCAACGTTGCCCGCTTCAAGGCCGTCAAGAACGGCACTATCGAAAAGGGCAAAATGCCTGACCCCGACAAGCGTGAGTGGGTACTTTCCCAGGAAGAGTGGGAAGCCCTCTGTGACGCTGAATCCGCCGTCTACCTGTCTGCCAAGGGTCTGAATACCTGCAAGCCGGAAGACCTCGACCAGCGCAAGAAGTTTTTGGCCGATGACCTGACCCGTCTTCTTCGTCTGTGTGACCCCGATTTGCGTGTTGGCTCTACCCAGGCCGGTATGCACTTCTTTGAGAATATCCGCGCTTTCGCTGTCAAGAACGATGTTTTCAACGATGGCAAAGCATATCATGTTAACGTTGCTTTGAATGCTTTCATCAAGAAGCTTGAACTTGAATTGGCGGTCGTTTTGAACGGCACCACCTTTGCCCCCGACTGGGAACGCGACTACCAGAAGGCTATGTCCACTCTGCCCAAGCGTATCCGCAAGGCCAAGAAGGCTCTGGCCGACCGTGAAAAAGACTTGGAAACTGCCAAGAAGGAACTTGATTTTATTCAGAAAACCATTGGCAAGGTGGCCGCCAAGAACCACACCAAAGAGATGGACGAACAGGTGGCCGCCGCGACCAAGAAGGTCACGAACATTGAAGGCCAGATTGAATCTATCAAAGCCGCCATCACTGACCTGGAAGAAAAGCATGGCAAGGCTATTGAAGAACATTCTGCCAAGCTGGAAGAAGAGCGCCAGAAAGCCGCTGGCGTCACTGCCCCCACCATTAAAGGCTAAAGCGCCCCTATGCCCGGAGTTGGCAGGCCGGGGGAAGGAAGCATCCTACCACCATTTTCAAAAGCAAATTAAAACCATAAAACGAAAGGAAGCCCCATCATGAAAAAGCTAACAAAACTTCTCGCCCGCTTCATCCTGTTCAGCGCCGCCGAGTGCGCCATTCTCTTTGGCCTTCCCGCCCTGGCCACTCGCCACCCCTTCATCCTATTGGCCGTTTCCCTGTCCGTTTTGATTCTGGCCGTGTATGCTATTCACAAACCGGCAGCCAAACCCAAAGCGGCAAAGCACCGCACCGCCACCCACCGCAAAGCGGCCTGACCCCATCATAAACATCATGAATAAGTTCTTTGCGCTCTGACTTCACCGCCAGGGCGTTTTTTATTGCATCATTGTATGAAATGAAAGGAAGTCCCCCAAATGAAACCTCGCCGCATTCTCTCCGCCCTCCTCCTCTCCCTCGGCCTTATCCTCCTGACCTTTGCCGCCACCTGCCGCCTGGTCATGACCAACATCCAAATTGATTATGACCCATCCAGCCCCTCAACCGTTACCCTCACCGTCTTTGGCCAGTCGGATGAATACGCCCTGGCCATTGATGCCGATTGAATCCCCTGCCAAGAAAAACAGCATGAAATGAAAGGAAGTACCCAAAATGTTGAATTCTCTTTATGCCCTCGTCCTCACCGATTCCCTTCACCTGCCCACCATCATCGGCTATTTCAACACCCGTCCTGCCGCCTGTCAAGCCCGCCAGAGTGCCCGCGCCTGGCTGGAAGATGAATCCCAGTCGGTCGAAAGCCTCAAGTGCTTCTCCGCCGCCGCAATGAACATCCTTGACCAGTGCCGCACCGCAATCGAAAAGAACCCCGCGCACTATGCAGACCTGCGCATTCGGCCTGCCGATGACCTCTCTGACCCCGAAACAACCCCGTTCCGCGTCTATTATGAAACCGCAACCGGCGACCGTCACTTCACCGTTATGGAAACCATCACGGATCTTACCGCTTCCCGTATCGTTTCCCACACCGTTCCTAACTGTACAGTTATCGTAACGGCCTTCCCGGATGAACATGCTGAAACCGTTGGCTGCACGGAAGTCAAGCCGGAAATGCTGGATGCCCTCGCCCTCCACCAGCCCAAGCCCACCGCCGATTCCCTCGCTGAATTCGCTAAGCTGGCCGAATCCGGCACCATCACCCGCAGCCAGTTTGAAACCTTTGCCCATCACGCCGTCAACTCTCCCCTGCCCAATGAAAACTTCACGTACCTCAAAGCGCTTGCCGATATCCTCCGCAAAGCCCTGGATGAAGGCACCCAGATCATTCTCTGATTGAAAGGAATCCCGCAATGAAACTGCAATACCACAAAATCCGTGGCGTGAATAAGTCCGTCTGCACCGCAGAGCAGAAAATCGCCTATAACATGGCCTCCCGCATCTATGGCGATATCCGTTTTGCCAAAGCCTGGCAGCAGTATGATTCCGGCAAGGTTCCCGCCTTCCTCCAAAATGATTGGGAATCCAAAGCAATCCGAGAATACTTTATCACCTGGCAGCGCGATTATAACAAAGCATCCGCCCATTACAACGAAGACGCAATCTTCAGTGCCCTGCGTGCCGGCCTGCATGATTTTATCTGCCACCACGGCCCCATCTTCACCACCTATAAAGAAGTCGGTCAGGCGTTTCCCGCCCACTACCTCTAAGCTCCGCTGAAAGGAAGTGCCAAAATGATTGTCATAAAAGAGAACGAACGTCTTTACGCAACCTCCTGGCAGTATAACTCTGCCCGCATCCTTACCCGCCTGGCCCAGCTCATCACCGCCCAGGGCGGCAAAGTGAAACCCTTGTATTCCGCCGTCATCTCTGACCGCAACCTGGAAGAAGCCTGCACCGCAACGCAGCGCCGCATTGAATCCTCTTCAACCTTCCATCCCAAAGTGCGGGAACCGCTGATTTCCAACCTCCAAAAGGAACTCGCCCTTTTCCAGTCCATCCCCAACGCCCCCATCACCGTCACCCACACCAGCTATATCAACTTCGCAATGAACGGCGTTTACTACTCCTATAGCCTGGACAATAACCCCTTCTTTCCATTCCACTACCTCAAAACCCCTATCGAACCCAAAAGCGAAACCTACTCCGGCGATGCCTGTTTGGAAGAAAGCTCCAAGTCCTGGTTTACTGACCCGCTTATCGGCTTTGGTTGCCCTGATTCCGAGATTGAATCCGCTGCTGGGGCCATCCTCTCCCTGCTCCTTGCCGCCCCACTCTCCACCATTCGCCACGATACCAAGCGCACCCGCATCCCCAACACTTACGATTCCGGCTACCACTTTGAAACCATCCCCATTAAAGAGCGCCGCATCAAGATTGATTTTTGAACATCAAAAGAAAGGAAATTCCATCATGGCTTATAAACGTAAAACTGAGGATGTATACGAGGTCATTTATGATTATGGTTATGGTGACGGCCTTGAAGTCCTTACCCAGTGCAGCACAATGCGGGAAGCCAAAGCCGACCGCAAAGCTTACATTGAAAATGAACACATCTGCCCCATGATCCGCAAACGCCGCTGCCCAATTCATAGCAGCACAGTTTGCTAAAGAAAGGTCGAACCAAAATGAAAACCAAAGCCCGCCACCCCTTCAACCTCCAGTCCGAACTCTCCCGCCTGGAACTCAACGGTGCCTGCTCTTATGACGGCAAACCCCTCATCCTCCTGGAACAAGCCTACTGTGCCTATGATTGTTGCCACGGTATCGCCCAGTACGTTGCCACAGCCATCTGCCCCAACGAAATCGCCGATGATTTCACCGCCCCGTGCTATGTCGTCACCTGGCCCATCATCCGCCCCTCTGCCGAAAACGAAGAGGATGCCTGCGATTGGTCCAACCCCGATGGCCTCACCCCCCCACGGCGAATATGATTTGGAACGCCGCTATTATTATTGATGTCCAACTTTTTGCACTGGCACGCAACAACCATTCGTTGTATAATCCAATCATAAACCAAACCGCAAAACAAAATTATTTCTCCGTTTCCACCAAACTTTTCAAGTCAAAATCCGCATAAATTCTACCATCTTAACAAATCTTGTGAACAAATTGTAAATTAAAAAACGAATCCGCAAGCCACAAAGCTGCGCAGCATGAAAGGAAGTACCGCCCCATGTCTACCCAAATTCTCAACCTCACCCCGCACGAAATCAACATTGGCACCGCCTCCATCAAGCCCTTCGGCGTGGTTGCCCGCGTCTATGTTGAATCCATCTCCGACGGCGAATTCACCACCGCTTCCGGTGTAACCATCCCCATCTCCCACTCTTACTATGGCGATGTCGAAAACCTGCCAAACCCCATGCCCAATACGATTTACATTGTCAGTGCGCTTGTCGCCTCCCGCGTCCCCACCCGCTCCGATGTCTTTTACCCCTGCTGCATGGTTCGCGATACCCAAGGCCGCGTTATCGGCTGCAAAACCCTCTGCTGTGCCGCCGCCCCCGTCCTCGCCGCCGTCCATTAACCTGCGGTGCAAAATGATTCAAGAAAGGAATTACCAACCATGATTACCGATTCATCTGCCTTGAAAGTTGCCAAAGCTAAGTTTGCAGACCTTGTTCAGCAGGAGGACTAACCATGCTTCATCACATCACCCTCACCCAGCTCCGCACTTTCACCTTTCCGGTCACACAATTCGGCGCCGACAATGAACCCTATATGGTTCTCCAGGTCAACCGCGATCCTATGGATTTTCAGCAGCTCACCTCCTTCCTCTATGAATTCATTTACCCCACCCCGCTTCCCGTGAGGACCTTCTCATGGCCTCCGCTTATCTTTCCAACATCAACAACGGCAGCTGTGAAGGTTTTTCCTCCAGTCATCCCCGCCTGCTTCTCATCTCAAAACTTTCCGGCCAGCGCATTTATAATCTCGACCCTGCCCCTGATAAGATTGATGCTGTCCAGAACGATATTGATACCGACTTGGAGTACAGTACCGCCCGCCTTTTCATCCTTGAATGTACCGGCAAAGAAAAATGGACCGTTCATCATGTGACCGACCGCTATAATCCTATCAACTTCCGTGACACCCCCGTCATCTCTGCCCTTGCCCGTACCCGCATCCTTGCCGATACCGCAACAGCCTACCACGACGAAAACGATTCTCTTTTTCTCAGCTCTTATGTTGACTATCTCAATTCCCACTTTGAAGCCTTTGCCTGCACCAGCGATACCGAGACCTTAAAGTTGCTGGCTCTCACCAATAAAGCCATCTCCAATATTCTCTATCGCGCCCTTCAAATCGCCGATGAAAACCCGACCAAGTTCAGCCTCTAATTAAATCACTCCACTATAAAAGCCCTGCCCACCCGCAAGGCTTTTTTCTTTTACCCATTCAAAATCAAATCAAGAAAGGAAATCTACCATGACTGACTTTGAAAGAAAAATCACTTCCGAAAAAGCTCTTGACGCCGCCATCCGCCAGCTCAAAACCCAGGACGACTGGTTCCTCACCACCAAAACCGGCCTGGCAAAACGCATTGTCACCCTCTACGATGAAATTATTGCCGCTGCTGATTTCCCCGTCTCTCTTCCCGTCCGCGATGTCCTCAACTACAGCTCTGCCGCCTTCATGAATTATGTCAAGCTCGGCTGCAACTACATCACCCGCAAATTCAATGTCCGCCACAGCCCCACCACCGTTTACTCTTACGGCTACAACTACAGCAACGAAACCATTCACGAAAAAGCTTCTTATCCTTACACTATTGATGATTTCTTCGCCGACCCTCTTCGCAAGTCTCTGTTCGTCATCGGCTGCTATAACTACCTGCACGATGTTATTGACGGCAAAATTAAACCTACCAAGATGACGGAAGCCAAAGCCGAAACGAAACCTCTCACTTTCCAGTCCGCCACCACCCTTGCCGCTCCTCCCATCGCACCCACCATTCCTATCACCAAAACGAACACTGTTTCCTGTTCCGCCACCAAAACCTGCGCCGCCTATAAGCCCGTGCCCCAGAGTCCCGCAAAACCGTAACACAAGCGCAAAACCCGTGCCCATTCCAAACGCCGGACGCACCGCCCTCTTATATATCTTTCTTTATCTTTATATATAAACGCTATTGACGTGCTGTTTTCAGCCCGATTTTGAACCTTCCTAGTCGTATTGACACGCAATTTTTAGGCCGTTTTGAAACATTGCTTTTACTAACCCACCACCTCACCGGGTTTGTACCGCCAAAAAACGAACATATTTTGTCATCGGCCATGTAACATTCTCACCGCATCAAGCAACATTTTTACGGCTTGAATATTTGCGAAAACTTGTATATAATCAAAATCACAAAGTCACCCACCAGCATGAAACCGCATCCCTCTCAGCGCCCCACACAGCCCCTACAGGCCGTGTTTCCTTGTGGCCATGCAGTTTCTCGCCCGTTTTCTTCTCGTTTCTCACAGCGCATCCCAGCCTTATTATAATTTGTTCCCCGCCCTGCCCCGTCTGGCAGGTTTTATTTCACCCTGTTATTTACAAGTTTTCACAAGCAAAAGGAGTTGACCCCCATGTACATCATCATCCCCACCCACGGCCATTACGAAATCCGTGACGGCCCCACCTTCATCCAGTCCGCCGACACCTACCGCGAAGCCTGGCATGAACTCGCTTCCCTCATCAATTCCCCAACCTAAGCAATCGTGCATTCCGCACTTGCAAATATTTTTTTTACATTGGCTACACGCCAAAGAAAGGACACACATTATGTCTACTGTCAAAATCAACGAAACCACTTTCTCCATCACCTCCGCCCTGACTATGGCCCAGCTCAAAACCCTTCACACCAAGGCTCCCCAGGCTCTGCAGCTGACCAAGCCCGGCAAAAAGTCCGGCGATGACGATGAAATCATCTTTGCCATTGCCCCGTCCGCCAAGCAGAGCATGTCCACCTACGGCATCTGCTTCGCCAAGTCCGCCTTCGGCACCGACAATGCCATCTACGTGGAGGACCTGCCCGCCGACCTCGAAAACGTCACCAAGGCCAAGGAGCATGTCGCCGAGCGCATTGGCTTCGCCAAGAAGCACCTGGATGAAATCGAAACCCATGCCGCCGAAACCCTGGCTCAGCTCAAGGCCGACCACGATGCCATCATCGCCGGCATTGAAGTTTCCACCCCGGCCGCCCCGGAAAACGAAACCGCCGCTCAGTAAGCAAAACGGCCGGTGCTCACCCCCACAACAAGCAGCCCGGCCATGATTTTTCTTCCCCAATCCACAATCCAACATAAAAATATTTCATCATAAGGAGATTTTTCACCATGATTAACGTCACTATCGTCGATAACCTGCACCGCAACACCTACCCCGTTGACCCCAACACCACCCTGCGCTCCGTCCTGGAATCTCATGATGTCGATTACACCACCGGCCAGACCAAGCTGGATGGTTCCTCTCTGGCTGCAGGCGACCTGGATAAGACCTTCGCGGACTTCGGTATCGCGGAAAAGTGCTACCTGGTCAACATTGCCAAGCAGGATAACGCCTGATTGATTCCGCTCCGGTGGTGTCTCTTCCCCACCACCGGGGTGCTGCCTTACAGGAACAGCCTCCCCGCGGCGGGCAGCGGGCAACGCAAACGCGGCCAATCGTTCCAAATCTAATCAGAAAGGAAAAATGAATCACCATGCCACTCCCCAATTATGCCGATATTCTCAACACCATGTCGCCCACCATCACATGGCAGGACAACACCCCCTGCCGTTCCACTTTCAAAGTAATTTTCACCAAGGCTCTGGCCTGCACGGTCTACCCCCGCCTCACCGCAGGCAATACCCTTACCATCCTCGGCGATGATTCCGGCCTGCAGCCTTCCGCTAACCCGAATGAATCCCGTCTGTTCTTCGTCACCGATAAAGCCGCCATCCCCGGTTCCATCCAGGAAGTCAAGGATATCGGCGCTTATCTCTCTGATAAATACAAAGTTTATCAGGATGCAGCCGCCCGTATCACCATCGTCCAGCCCCAGCACGAAGGCAGCCTCTTCAGCAGTGTTTTTCACCAGCGTGTTGCCTCGGCCATGCCCCGCCTGCTGCCCTGGCTTTTCAAGGACCACCCCCTCACCTCCGATGAACTCGCTTACCTCCGCGCCCTCTCCACCCCGGATACTGGCTCGGAAACCCTCGCCCGGATGGCGGAGGCCCTTTATAACAAAACCGATCTGCCCTCCAGAGCCGTAGATAAAGCGATTGAATCCCTCTTCAAAGGCACCATTGACCGCCGTAAAGCGGATCTCAAACGCTCTATTGAAAACCTTTACCGTGAGCTGAAAGAAACCCGCGCCCGTATCTCGAATATTTTTACCAACATCACCAGCATCAACTGTGAGCTGACCGGCCTTGACTCCAAAGATGAATCCACCTTTATCACGGAACTCAAGGATTACCTCCACACTCAAAAGGGCATCTCCGTCGATACTGACAATGGATCGCTTCTCCTCACCATCACCACGTTCCTCTCCAACTATGACCCGGATGATGTCGAAACCTTTATCTTCAACAGTGACCGCCCCTATCAGGATCTTACCGGCGAAGAAGAACACGATGTCCGCATCCTTTTCCGGGCTGTGTTCATTGACCATATCTTCAAAATCAAACTCGCTGCCACCTATAAGCTTAATTACAACTGCCATGTCACAGCCATGTCCGATGAAATCAATATGAGCGTTGTTCAGGCTGTTCCCAACCCTCACATCAATCATCACTCCTGCCTCGGTAACTATGAACCCATGCTGGAGGATGCCGAGGATCGCCGAGATTTTATTGCCGCCATTGCTATCTGTCAGCAGAGCGCCAGCAGCATGAACCTCGTCGAAACCATCTCCACCAAATATTTCTTTGATGATTTCGCTACCGCCTATCACACGGATATCCCCGTCATCCTGACCGCCGCCGGTGAATCCATCACCCCCAAGCAGGCCATTGAACAGCTCAAATCCGCAAACGATTCCGTTAAGGAAGGAGAATAACCATGCAAGTTATCCGTATTGATCAGACCGCTCTGGATGCCGCCATCGAACTCTATCGTCAGCAGCTCCTCGCCGGCTCTGTCAAGCTCGCAAAGACCAAAGCAAAAGATAAAATCAACATCAATTTTACCGCCGATGCCTGGGCCAAACAGTCCCGCCTCATTGATGATTTCACTTCCGAGGTCGCCTGGCACGGCCTCATGCGCCAGCTCTCCCCCACCGAGTATGAGATCTATGATATCCTCGTCTACCCCCAGCAGGTCACTGGTGTCACCGTCGAAACCGACCAGGATAAATACAACGACTGGCTGGTCTCCCAGCCCGATGAAATCTTCAACAACATCCGCTACCAGGCCCACAGCCACGTCAACATGTCCACCTCCCCTTCCGGTGTTGATGACGAAAACGAGTCCAAAATTGTCAATAAGCTCAAGGGCAATGATTTCTACCTCTTCATGATCTGGAACAAGCGCGGCGAGTTCACTGCCCGCCTGTATGACTACGCCGCCAACAAAATCTACGATAAAGACGATATCTCTGTTACCTACACCGATACCCTCTCCGATTTTGCCGCCACCGCTCAGTCCCTTGTCACCAAGGCTCCGCCCATCTATTCCAAAACAAACCCTCCCGTCAAGCCCACCGGCGGCACCGCACCCCATGTCGTCTGGGATAACGCCGCCCGCTGCTGGATGGACGATGACGGCAATTATTATGACCACTACCCCACCTATTACGATTATCTCACCAACGGAGGTGCCTTATGAATCTTGCCAAAAGCCTGGATGTCTTCTCCCCGCATGATGTCAAAGGCCGTATCCACATTATTGGCTGCGGTTCGGTCGGCTCCACCATCGCGGAGCTTCTTGCCCGCTATGGCCTGACCAACTTCACCCTCTATGATTTTGATACGGTTGAAAAGAAAAACATCGTCAACCAGATGTTCTTTGACCCTCAGGTCGGCCAGCCCAAAGTGGAAGCCCTCCGCGATATCCTCTGTGCCATCAACCCGGAAGCCAAAAAGGATATCCGTCTGGAACCTTCCGGCTGGAACGGCCAGCCCCTCTCCGGTTACGTTTTTCTTGCCGTGGATAACATCGAGGTCCGCCAGAAAATCGTGGATGCCAACCGCTTTAACACCTTCATTAAAGCCATGTTTGATGTTCGCACCGCCCTCTTTGATGCCCAGCTCTACGCCGCCGATTGGTCGGACCCCAAACAGGTCAAGGAATTCCGCGCCACAATGAACTTCACCCACGCCGAAGCCACCGCCCAGGTTCCTGTTTCGGCCTGCGGCACTACCCTCGGTGTTGCCCCCACAGTTCGTGTTGCCGCCTGCTATACCGTCACCAACTTCCAAAACTTTATCAAAAAAGGAGAGCTGATCCACACCGGCCTCTCCGCCCCCTTCAACCTCCAGGGTGAATCCGCTTTTCTCGGTCTGTAACCCTGTCGTCTTAGCGTTTCATTAAATTTCGTTTGTGTTGTATACTGTAAGCTTTTTTCGCTTCAGGCTCTTCGGTTATATCCAAGAGTACGAATTTGTTACCCCGACCCACCCCACTCCCGTTCCAGGGGACGCCGACCTCGCTCCGACTCCTGAGCAAGATACCACTGCGTCCAAGACGTTTGTCAAGCACAGACTGGTAGTAACCTACTAAGTCCAATCCACATATTTCGGCCATCAGGAAGTAGAGAAACCCACGGTAGTAAGAACTCAGTCCACAAGCGCATCGGCCAAAGGAAATCATCGAACGAACCCCTTGTTGGGTCCTCCCGCGGCAGCCTCCATCTCCCATCAGAACACAAACACAACCCTCACATAAGGAGCACTCACATGGTTTACATCACTTATAACTGCCCGGAACGTTTCCGGGAAATGACGTTTGAAGAACTCCTCCGCGGGGATTTCAACCTCGCCAACCTTTCCACCGGCGGCCACGGTGCCACCCGTACCGTCATCTGCAACAAAGTTCCTCCCCGCATCATGCGCATCACCAAGGTAGAGCAAATGATCCTCCAGCTTCAGGCGTTCAACCAGAAGTATGAATCCCTTCGTCTCACCACTCCCCGTTCCAGCCTGTACAACCATTTTCCCATTCCCAAAGCCTCCGGCGGCCTCCGCTGGATCGATGCCCCCAATTCCGACTTAATGAAAGCCCTCAAGGAACTCAAAACCCTCTTCCAGTCCTGGATGTTTGCCGACCACCACACCTGCGCCTTCGCCTATGTCGAGGACCGCAGCGTCCTCTCCGCCGCCAAACGTCACCAAAAGTTCGATGCCTGGTGGTTCGCCCATTTTGATTTTCACGGCTTCTTCCCCTCCACTACGCCGGGGTTTGTCCTTTTCCAGTTTGAACTCATTTATCCCTTCAACCTCATCCTCGCCAGCCCCACCGGCCACGCGGAGCTGCTCAAAGCCCTCGACCTCTGCTTCCTTAACGGAGCACTGCCGCAGGGCACCCCCATCTCCCCGCTCATCACCAACATTATGATGATCCCCTTTGACCACGCTTTCGCCAAGGCTGTCAATCATTTTGAATCCGGCAAGCATAACCCGGACGGAACCCCCATCACTGACCGCCTCTGCTACACCCGCTACGCCGATGATATCATCGTCTCCTGCAAGGTTATCTTCAATTACCATGCTGTCGAGCGCCTCATCGTCCAGCTTCTCTCCCAAATGAACGCCCCCTTCACCCTCAATGAAAAGAAAACCCAGTTCCACTCCCGCGCCGGCCGCAACTGGATTCTTGGTGTCATGCTCAATAAGGATAACCAAATCACAGTCGGCTACCGCAAAAATAAAATCTTCAAAGCCACCATTGATACCTACTTCCGCGATAAACAAAAGGGCAAAAAGTGGCCGGATGAAGACCTTCAGTCCTTCCAGGGCAACATTACCTGGTTCAAGGATGTCCAGCCCGATACCACCAAATACATTATTCAAAAGTATAACGCCAAATACGGCCTTGACCTTGAATCCTGCATCAAGGCCGATCTCGCCCCGCCCAGCGTAACCGCATAATCAAAAAAATCAATTTGTTTCAAAGGTAAAGTTTTGTTTTGATTTCTGTTTAAGTCAAAGCCAAACACCCTCCGGTTATATCCGAGGGTTTGAATTTGTTCCCCTGTCCCACCTCCTGGAGGTGACCCACTCGCGTCGCAGTAAGGACTGCAGCCAGTATTCAACTCCCAGATACACGGGCACTGGCCTCGCGGCGCATCAGAAAGGCCGGGCTGAGCACGAATATTCAACAAAATAAGTGAGCAACATCACTGGAAGCACCAATCAAACTCCGAAGATCAGTCGTCACCACCATCCGGTTCCGGCGGCTGCCTCTCATCAGCTTTCACAAATTGATTTTTATTTTATCTCCATTCCGCCCCATGGTTCCGGGGCATTCCCAGGCGCTTCAGCTGTTTCTTCCTTTCTTAGCAGCTCGTTGCGCCCCCTGTTCGTGCGCCTGGTAAACGCACGGTCATGGTTTTACTTTCCTTTCGCTGGGCCTCCGGCCATCCCAATGGTTGGAGCGCCTGGTAATACCCCGGAACCTCGCTCACACAATGAATTCAGGTGATTTTTTATGAAACTTATCTCCCCCGGCTCACGGGTCAAATTCTTTACCGTAGGACCAGTTATCAGCCCGGATCACAACCCCCTGAAAACTAAATTTCAAATCATCTATCTCTCCGGCACCGTCCAAGAAGATATCGGCAACTGCGTCATCGTCTGGACCGATGATTCCCGCACCTTCCACGTCCCTCATGGATACATCACCGAAATCCAGGACCCCAACGATTCCTTTGCCTATAAATCTCCCAACACCGTACCTTCCCCAACCGTTTCTTTTGATGAAATTATTTCTGTTCTCTAATTCATACAGGTGATTCTTATGGGTCCTTATTACATTCAACCCGGCACTCCCGTTTATTTCAAATATACAACGTTTAGCAATCTACCGAGCACATGTACAGGCTATCTTACTTTCCACGGCTTTGTCAAATCTGATACTGGCTCTAACGTCGCAGTTGCCGTTCCCAGTATGAATAACAAAACATTTGTCACCACCCATTCCGCCCTTACTTATGATGATACCCCCGAAGCCGTCACCCCTGCTCCTCTCCCCACTCCTCCCATCTCTTTTGATGAACTTATTTCTCAAGGTAGGTGATTCCTCATGACCCCTTTCCTCCCCGGCTATGAACCCGGCACCTGGGTCGAGATCGTCTCCGCTCCGGAAATGCTCTGCTCCCTCCAGTATGATTACGGCACCACTTTCACCCTCACTGATTCTCTCCCCTATGAGCCTATCCTTGGCAAGCAGGGCAAGATCGTTGCCATCCTCGGCAAATCCGGCCTCCTCCGCCTCTACTTTCCTCACAACGATTCCTACCACATCATCCCGTGCAGCATGATCTCCCGCACCATCCCCGCTCCGTATCTCAGCTTTGATTCTCTTATCGCAAACCTCTAACCCCATCACAGAAAGGAACCATACCATGAATCCTACCTATGATATTGGCGATGTTGTCCAAATCATCTCCGAAAAAGAACTCCGTTCCCATCCTACGGATGATTTTGGCAATTTTATTCTTACCCATTTCCCTTACGGCGCATACGATTATTTTCACAGAGATAAACTTCCTGTTTGCAGCTGTCCGGCTGTCATTACCGGCATTTCTGGAAGCGATAAAAGGAACCTATACGATCTCACCCCTCTCTTCGCTAAAGATAAAACCGTTTTCCCCTGGGATGCCTGGTTCTTCTCCGCCTCTGAATTTCACCCTCTTATGGATCTGTTGAGTACCGTTTCTCTACCCCCGGTTCCTTCCATTTCCTTCGATGATTTACTTCAAGGTGGTGCTTAACTTATGCCGTCTTATCCTTCCAAATTTCAGCCTGGCGATACGGTCACCATCCGCACTTGGGATCATATGCTCTCTCAATATGGCGGCCGGGATGACGTAGGGATTAGAACCCCTTATGCAGCCTTTAGCTATGATATGAAACAGTGTTGCGGTCGCTCTTTCAAAATCAAAAGTGTCCGGCCATCCATTA